TTATCCTGACATTCTTGCCTCCTGTCGCAGCGCGGTAGGAGAGCTGGCTCCGGTACGTTTCCGGTGCAGGGAGCCCGGAGCCAGCTTCTCGATCTCGTCCAGGATGGATTGCAGCGCGCGTTGCACGCTCGGGAACTCGCCGATCGCGTAGACCTCGGTCTGACTGCCGGCGCGGTGTCCCATGAACCCTTCCAGATCCCAGCGCTCGGCACCGCGGTTTCGGCAGAGCGTCGCGATGCTGTGGCGGAGCAGGTACGCACGCCACTCGCGGCCCTTCGGCAGATCGAGCTTACCGAGCATCGTGTCCCACGCGCGGTCGACGTCCTGAACGGGGCGGCCGTGGTAGTTCACCAGCCAGCCGCGGCCGACGCGCGCCTCGGGCGCAAGCGCGAGGTAATCGTCCAGCTCGGCCTGCAGCCACGTCGCGAGCAGCGGCATCACCGGCACCATCGCGCGGTGCTTCTTGTTCTGCGCGCGCCCCCGCGGGTTGAGGTCGATCAGCGGGGCGCCTGGCCACCACTGCTGGCGATCGGGCGCCACGTTGATGTCCACGACGGCACCCGGGCGGGCGATCGTGCAGAGCGATCCGACCAGGAACGCGTGCAGGGATCCCCGCTGCTTTCCCGGCTCCGCCGCGTAGCGGACCATGGCCGCCAACTCCTCGACCCCGACGCGCGTCCGGCGCTTTCGCTGGACCTGCGCCGGCGGCAGGGGCCGGTAGATCGGGCGCTTGTCCGACCGCGGAGGATCGGCGTTCGCAGCGTGGTTCAACACGGCGATGACCTGCGCGATCGACGCCTCGGTTGCGGCGGGAGATCGCGGCCGACTGACTGTCACCTCTCCCTTGCCGTTCCGCCACACGACCGGCTGCAATCGCGACCAGGCGCGCAGCGCATTGGCGAACACGGTCGTGCAGGCGGCCGCGCAGCTCGTCGCGATGCCGAATCGGCCCTCGTCGCCGCGCGCCTCCTCGGCATCGAGGAAGTCGATGACGTGGTTCAGCCGCGATTCGATCGTGTCGGCCGAGGCGCGGGTGCTTCCCCACTCGAGCTTGTAGTCCGCGATCGCGTCGGTGAGCAGGTACGCCTGTGCCTGGGCGAGCGGCTGCCCGCACGCGCCGCAGAACGCGGGCGCTTCGTCAGCATCGGCAAGGTAGCGGCGATCGAGCGCTAGGATGGCGTCGCCTTCATCGGCCGTGCCCGTGCTCGCGCTTCGCTCGCGTCGCGCGTCTGGGTCGTACCAGAAGATGGTGAGGTATGGGCTCCGGCGGGTTCCGTCCGCGCGCTCGTCCCACCCGAGCCAGTATTTCCCCCGACGATAGACCGGCGGCGTGCGTCGCGACATGTCGACTGTTCCCTGATGTATTTGGCTTTTGCTTCGCCGGTGATGGTAAAGAGCCCGAGGGCGCCGAGCAGGTCTAGGTCGCCGGGCTCCAGACGCACGCCCTTGCCGATTTCGGCGGCGCGACTGAGCTTCTGATCGAGCTTGATGATGGAGGGGGCGTTCAACTCGGGTCTCCCATGAGCCCAGGCGCGAGGCCCAGCTTCTTGTGGTGGTCGGAGATCAGCTCGGCCGCCTTTAGCTCGGCCACGCGGCCGCTGAAGGCACCGCCGGTCGGGACCATGTTGGCGAGTGCGGCGAGCTGCTGACGCGTGACAGGCCGCGGGTGGACGTCGGCCATGAGTTTGAGCAGCCGGCCGGCAGCGCCAAGGCGCTGGGCCCACCAAGCGACTAGCGCAGGGCCGGGCTCAGGCATTGACGGCACCGATCCGCCTGCCGCGGCGACGCCACTGTCAGTGGCGTACCAGCGGCCGTCGCGGCGCTCGATCCAGCCCGCTTCGACGAAGCGCCGACGACGGGCGTTCCACGCGCCGCCTTTGCGACTGTAGCCCGCACGTGCCGCCCATGCCGCCTCGGTCAAGCCGGCCGGGTGGATGGCCGCGAGGGTGCCGAGCGCGCCGAAATCGGAAGCGGACGCCCGAGCCGTCGCCCGGGCGTCCTCAACGGCGGACGTCGCCTCCGTGCCCTCCGCCGCTGTCCCGGAATCGGGTTCGGCACCCGAAACTGCATCGCTGGAATGCATGTTTGCATTCCCCGCCAGCGCCTCCTCGAGGCGCGCCACCCGCTCGAGCAACTGCTCCCATGCTCGAGGAGATGTGGCTTCTGCCTCGGCGATCGGATCGGCTGGCCCCTTTCCGGCGGCGAGGGCCTCCGCCAACGCGGCGAAGTCGACATCGGCGAGCGCCTGGGGCTCGGCTGCGTCGACGCCGGCGATCGGCGCGGCCGAGCTGTCGAAGGTCGTCAGCGCCGGAGAGCAGCCGCGCTCGAGCACGCTTTCGACCGGGCTGTAGACCCAGCGCTCGCCGCGCTTCAGCCCCGCAAGTGAGCCGAGGACCTGTTTGCGGGTCGCAGCATCCGCGTGGCTCTTCAGATATCGGTCGATCGGCGCCTGATCTTGCGGTGCGATCAGCCGGTGGATCACCATCGTCTGCGCCAGCGCGAGCACCGACTTGGCGATGTCGGCCGGCCGCTGGGTGATGACGGTCAGCACGAAGCCGCGGATGCGGCCGCGCTTCGCGATCCACGCGAGCGCCCGCCTCAGCTGGAACGCGTCGCTGTCTGGTACCAGCTCGGGCGCGAGCTCGTCGGCCTCATCGATGACGAGGTGCAGGTTGCCGATCGACTTGGTCCGCATTCGGGAGATGAAGGCGAGCGAAAAGGCGCGCTGCTCCTCCTCGTCCATCTCGCTGAGGTCGAGGATGGCCGAAACGCGCTGATCTATTAGCAGCTCGGCAACGCGCACGCCGTCGTCGGCGTCGATCGGCGCGTTCGCGTGCAGACCTCCGAAGATCGGGATGCGCACACCCGGGCCGTCGCCGGCGGCGTTCGACTGCATGCCCCACCACGCGCCGGTCGGATCGAGCACCACCACCTGGCGACCATCGACTAGCAGCTGCTCGACATAGCCCTTGCCGGTGACCGTCTTGCCGGCGCCAGTGGTGCCGACGATCGCCGTGTGCGTCTCGAGGAAGGCTGGGACGCTCACGCCAGGGCACCCGCGGCGATCATCGCCGATACCGTGATCTCGGCGGTCATGCGCGGGCGAACGTCGCCGGGCGCGCCGATTCCCACGACGCCAAGCACCTGCGGAGAGACGTCGACCTGGGTGAAGATCACTGGATCGATTTCGGACACCCATCGGCCGAGCAGATCGACCAGCGCGCGGCGGCGAAGATCCTGATACGTCTTGGCCGCGTTCACGCCCGCCGCCTCACGGCGAAGCCCAGGCGGCGGCGCGCTGCTCCATTCCGAAGGGTGCGGCCCCGAGGTCCAGCTTCACGATCGGACGCGGTGCCGCCGCCCCGGGGCTCGAGGCTCGGGGCTCGGGGCTCGGGGCTCGGGGCTCGGGGCTCGGGGCTCGGGGCTCGGGGCTCGGGGCTCGGCGGGGACGTCGCCGGTGGCGCGGCTGCGTCAAGCCCCAGCCGCCGGCGCTGCCACGGTGCGAGCTGGCGGCGCGCGATGCGGACGCGCAGCGCGCTCACAGCGCCAGCTCCGGCTCGTCGCCGAGCTCGGCGAATATGTGGCGAGGCACGCGATACGCGAGGACGTCGGTCCAGCGGATGTCGCCCGCCTCACGCGGCGGCTTCAGCTCGCAGGCGAGCGTGACAGTCTCGACCTCGACGTCGCGCTCGAGATTCGGCCACTCCCAAGCGTTCAGACGACGGAAGCCGCGCATGGCGAGGAAGCTGTCGAGCGGCCAATCGAGGCCGGCGGCGCGGATCGTGGCTGCGGTCATGCCGCGCCCCGAGCGCTTGCGCGCTGCTGCTCGATTTCCGCGAGCGTCTTCAGATAGTCCGGCTTCAGCTCTCCGGCCTGCATTCGGATCAGGTCCGCGAAGGTGTCGAAGATCTCGGCCGGGTCAGTGTCCGGCTTCCTGATCTGCATCGCGACCATCACCGCGGCACCGAGCACGCCCGCGGCGATCTTCATCATTAGGACCGTCGTGTCGTGAGAGCCGAGGACGTGCTGGGCGAGCCTCATCTCGCGCTGGAGATCGTCCTGCAGCTTGCGCGTGATCTTGCGGCCGAGATCGGCGAGGATCTGCTCGCTCACTCTGCCGCCTCGATCAGTTCGAGGACGACCGATTCATCGGCCGGGCCCGGATCGCCGACGCCGCCGCCCTCCTGAGGCGGGGTGAACGCCAGCAGAGGGTGTACCCAATCGTCCGCCGCGGCGCGGCAGCGGCGGGGGACGGCGTGGCCGGCGCCGTTCAGCGCCTGGGCGAGCAGGATGGTAAGTTCATCCGCCTTCGCCTTGCTCCACCGCGCGAGGCTGCCGGCATCGATGAGCGGTTCGGCGATCGCGAGCTGCTGCGCCTTCGGGAAGAGCGCCAGAAACTCGGCCGTCGGCGACCAGAGCGTGCGGATCGTGGCGGGGGTGCCGCGCGTCATCGCCGCGACCGCGGCGTGCGCCCGATGATCGAACCCAGGCGCGGCGGCGCTCCGCTCCAGCAGCAGTCCGGCGAGCACCGCACCGGCCAAGCGGCGATGCTGCTCGCCGGCGTTCAGGAAGTTGATGAACGCCGCGTCGTGATCCGCCTCGGTCATGAAGGTCTCGGCTGCGAGATCCTTCACCGCTGCCGTCCAGACGCAATGCGCCTGCTGCTCCTCGACCCGCTCGCGCGCGAGCTCGAACCCTGCGGTGGTGGTGCCGACCTCGTGATCGCTCGGGTTCGCCGCGCGCAAGCCCACCTGCTGGCGGGTCAGCAGCGTGCGCAGCTGCGCCCAGACCGCGTAGCTGCGGCCGACCTCACCACCGCGCTGCGCGTCCTCGACGATCAGCGCGCGCAGGGTCTCGCGGCGGACCGCGCGGATGGCGAACAGCGCCTCGGCCGACACGCCGTGCTCCTCGCGCGCGGCCGCCTTGGCAGGCTGGCCGTAGGTGTACGGGTCAGTGAGCGCTGCCGCGCCCTCCGCCCTGGGCGCACTCGCCCTGGTCTCGGCCTTGCCGGCTGGGCTGCCGTGCTTGGCCTTGCGGCTTTCCCACCAGTAGCTGACCTGCGGCTCGCCGGATTCGGTGACGTCGACCCAGGCGACAACGCCGTCGGCGATCTCCAGGCCACCGCCGACCTTCGCCCTAACGCTGGCGCGCAGCGTCTCGTCGGTGCCGCCGTAGCCGTTGCGCGGGGGCGCATCGACGAAGCGCAGGTCGGGGCGGGTCGAAAGCCGCGTCTGCACCTTGACCTGCTCGAGCCGCTCCTGGGCGAGCTTGGCGAGCAGGCCCTCGTCGACGACGCGGCCACGCTGCTCCGCCTCATCGGCGAACAGGTCCAACTCGAAGCGTCCGCCAGCGGCGCGGTAGGCATCATCGCCGACCAGGCGGAGCCGGCGAAGGCCCGCGCGATCGCCAATCTTCATCGCCGCGCGGATCTTCTCAGGCGTGCGCAGGTAGGGATCGAGGTTGCGCAGCTGCTCGAACGTGGCAAGCTGCAGCTGCTGGTCTGCCGTTGCGGCATAGGCCCGCGCGGCGTCGATCGACAACTCGCCCTGGCTCAGCGTCTCGAAGATCGGCGGCGCGAGCTGACCGACGCGCATCTGGCGCCGCACGCGGTCGAGCGGCTGGCCGAGTGCGATGGCGATCGCCTCCGCGCTCTCACCCTTGGCAGCGAGACTGGCGACCGCTGCGCACACCTCATAATCCTGAAGATCGCGGCGCTGGATGTTCTCGCCAAGCGACAGCTCGATGATCTCGATATCGCTGTAGCCGCGATAGACCTCGACGCGGACCGGCCAGTCGGCCGGCAGGTCGCCGCGCGCCACCAGGTTCTTGATCGAGCGCGCGCGACGGCCGCCGGCGAAGGCGCCGAATTTCTTCGAGCCAAGCATCGGGTGGACGTTCAGCGGCTGGATCAGGCCGCGGCCGAGGATCGACGCCTCCATCGCGCTGAGCTCGACGATGTCCTTGCGGTGTCGGCGCACGTTGAACCGACTGACCTCGATCTGGTCGATGGTCATGGTTTCGGAGGTTCTGGTCTGGGTGCTAGGCATGGTTGGGCTCCGGCGTTTGGCCGCGAGCGCGTGTCTCGACTGGGCGGCTGTGAAGGGCGCTCACATCGGCGGCGGTAACCGCCGGTGCGTCGGATCGGGGAGCGGGGGCGCCATCCGGCCGCCCCCGCGAACTGGCGGAAGCGGTCAGCGCGATCGCGTCCTCGATGTCGGTCTGGCGCGGATCAACGCCGGCGCGGCCGTAGCGGATCGACATGGCGATGTCGCACCAGGTCGGATGACCGGTCCGGTCGTGGTGCTGGGCCGCGAGCGCCTGCGCGTTGGCGGACGTCCAGCGCGCGTCGGCGCCGTGGCATACGAAGCACCCCGCCCGCAGATCGCGGACGTTCGAGGTTCGTCGCTGGAGAACGAGGGGCAGCTTCATGCCGGCCGTCCCAGCCATGCGAAATAGCGCACGAGCGATTCCGCTGTCGCGGGTGCGAGACGGATCAGCACGCGGCGGTGATCGCTCCGGTCGTCCTCGCGGACGAGGACGCCGGCGTCGACCATTACCGCAATCCAGCGCAGCGCGGTCGTCGGCGGCACCGCGGCCGCGACGCACAGGCTGCCGACCGACACGTCGGCGCCTCGGCCGGTGCGGTCGTGCAGGTCGAGCAGCATGTCCCAGCCCGGCTCGCCGAACAGGTCGGCGGAGAAGAAGCGGTCGCGGCCGCGGCGCGCGCGGAGGATCGATGCAGGATTGGGGGCGATGGGTGGCAGCTGGACGACCTGCTGCTCGATCACCCGAACCGCCGAGAGGCGCGTCTCCAGGACACGATCGAGCGCGTGAACGAAGCGACGCTCCATGTTTTCACAGCACACGCTCATGCCGCCTGCCGCCCGAGTTCGCTGCGGATCTCGGTCCAGAGATCGCGGGCGCGGGGCAGCGCGAGCCGGGCGGCGTAAGCGGCGACGGTGAGCGTCGGTGCGCCGTCGGCCATCGCTTCGGCCAGCGCGGCCTTGTGCTGGCGGCGCAGCTGCGCGTTGCTGACGATCGGCCCTTCGCCGGCGACCGGCAGGCGCGGGTCGCCCCGCTGGCGCTGGCGGTGGACGACGCCGGCGACCTGGCTGCGGCTCAGCCCGAGAGCTTCGCCGGTCTGACCGAACGTGCGGCCTTGCGCGACCTGCTCGACGATCGCGTCGATGATTGCCGGGGCGAGTGGCTGGGGCATCAGATCATGCCCAGCGCTTGCATGTACGTCTCGAGAATCGCCTCTTCTTCCTGGAACTCCTCCTTCTTTTTCTTGCGGATCGTCAGGATGCGGCGGATCGCCGTCGGGTCGTATCCGCGGCCCTTTGCCTCGGCCATCACGTCCTTGATATCGTCGGCGATGCCCTTCTTCTCTTCCTCGAGCCGCTCGGCGCGCTCAATGAGCAGGCGCAGTTCGTCGGCCGCGACCCTGCCGCCACCCATCCCCTCCGCGCGATCTTCAGCCACTGGCGCCACCGCGGAACAGGACGCCGACGAACTCCGCGACCGAACGATCGCTGATGTTCGCCATCGCCACGGCCATTGCGGTTTCGGGGTCGACGCGTTTGCGCTGCATGAGCCGGGCGGTGAGCTGCAGGGCGACGAAGCTGCCGATGTGTGCCAACGCCGACAGCGCGTCGTTCTCGCGCTCCGCTGCTACGCCCGGCAACGCGTCGATCCGGGCGAAGGCATCGTCCAACATCGGCTTGAGCTGGTCGACGACAGCCTGTCCGATCTCGGCGGCTTCGCCGAGCATCGGCGAGACAATTGGGCGCGCGTCGACCATTACAGCCCCACGACCGACAGCAGCGCCGCGGCGGCGCCGGCGGGATCGATGATGAACGCGATTGCGGTGCCGACCAGCGCGCCGGCGCAGGCCAGCTTGCCCATCGCCGTGCCCTCGAGCGTGCCAGGGCTGACCGGCGCTGACTGCCGGCAGGGGCGGCAGCGACAGTCATTCGGGTGAAGCTCCAGCCGATAGGCGTCGAGGTCGTAGACGCGGCCGCCATATGCGCCGGTGTGGAAGCGTTGCTTCGGTCGGGTCATCGTGAGGTCTCCCGTGTGATGGAGCGCAGGCGCTCGAAGCTCCGGACGAGGAGCAGGACGGCCGCGGCGAGTGCGACGGCGGCGGTGCGGGGGCGGTCGAACAGCGCCAGGGTGGTCGCGGCGCCGGAAAGCGCCGTCGCGACCGCGTTGAGGAGGTAGATCGGCCTCATGCCGCCGCGGCGTCCGGAACACAGGCGCTGCAGAGATCGGGCTCAGCCCAGGAGCAGCCGCTCGGGCATGCTCGATCGTCGGTGCACCCACAGGTCCGGCAGATCTGCGGCACATCGGCCGGCCGATGGGCGTGCGCCTCGACAAGCTGGCCGAGGACGTCGAGGTCGATCGAGATCGCGACGGCGAACACCAGCGCCATCGCCAGCGACACGGGCAGGATATCGGCCTCTATGGTCCTGATCAGCTCTGCGCGGGCGATGTGCTTGTCGGCTGGAACGCTGCCGATCATCAGCGCGAGGTCGTCGATCGAGAGGTCATCGGCCTGGCGGCGGAGGCGCAGATAGGTCCCGGGCGTCACAGCGCGATTCCGCGGGGTTCGGCCGCACCGGCCGGCGCCGGCGCATCGACGCGGTGTTGCAGCGCGGCGGCCAGCAGCTGCTCGGCCCCGCGGATCATGGCGCGCGCGCGGCCGATCTGCACGGCGGCGCTGATCGAGGGCGCCGCCTCCTGTACCGCCTTCAGCGGCTGGTCCGCGTCGCGCAGCTGGGCGCGGGCGGCGTTGAGATCGTCACGGTTGGACATCGGCGGGTTTCCGGGCACGCAAGGAGCCGTCTCCGCCGAACGAGGATCGGCAAAGCGGGCAGGGTGGTGAGGGTGTCGGGTCGGTGGCGTCCCGCCTGGGCGTCAGGGCGGGGGCTTGGGCGGCGGACCCTCCGCGAGCAGCGGCAGCGCTGCTTTCATCTCGAGGATCGCGTCTTCGACCTCGTGGCGCGCGGTGGCGCGATCGGCGGCGGTGGCGCCGGGCAGGATGGCGCGGACAAGCGCGCGTTCGGCTTCGGCGGCTTCCTTGATGACCGAGCAGGTCTGTTCGGCGAGCGCGAGCTGGTCACCGAAGGCGGCGGCCTGGGCATGGTCGACCAGCAGCGTGAAGGTCTCCAGCATCGGCCGGGCACCGCCGCCGCCGGCGAGGTAGGCGAGGTCGAGCGCCACCGCCGCGGTGACGGTGCACTGTCGGCCGGTGTCGGGATCGCTCCAGTCGCGAACGGTGCGTTCGGCCTGACCGGTTGCGGCGGCCATCGCGGGCCAGCCGATCTGGCCGGCGATCCGCGACAGCGCGTTGTCGAAGGTGACGGGGGCGCGGACCTTGGTCATCGCGCGGCGCTCCCCGCAAAACGCGGCGCCGACCGCAAACGACGATCGGCGCCAGGCGCGTTACCATCGAGGGAGTGGCAGACGATTGGGGACACGCACGACGTCCGGGGTTCGTGGTCGGGCGACGTGCGGGCTCCGGCCGGTCTGCCAGCGGCCGAAGGGGAATGGGATGGGCGGGGCCGGGTGTGGGAGCCTTTGGGGGAGCGGCTTGTGGCCGCTCCCCGTCCGGCTACAGTCGGCGTGCAACCAACGACTGGAGAGGATGAATGGAAGACAGGGATTGGGCGCGCATTGCCGGCGCGCTCACTGCGCAGACGCTGTTGGTCGAGCATCTTTACCGACTTTACGCCCTGCAGAACCCCGCGCCGGACGGGTGGAAGGGGCTGGGCGCCGTACAGATGGCGCTCCTCGATGAGCAGGCGCCGCTCTACGATGAGGACATGCCGCCGGAGGCCCGGTTCGCGATCAGCCAGCATGCGCTTGCTCATCTGGAGCAATTCTGGGCTCGGATGGGCCGTGCTCCCGCTCTTCCTCCGCAGCAGGACCTCGGACAGATTCCAAGAACCAGTTCATAGTCGCGGTCGAGTGGGCAACGCGCTCTTCGACGATGATCTCGCGGATGCGAGCCTCTTGCTCGACGGTGAACCCTGCGCTCATCGCACCGGGTCCATCGCGGGCTCGGCGGGCCGGTCGAGGTCGCGGGGGTACAGGTCGGGGCGGAGGTCGTGGCGCGAGATGCCAGTCGCTGCTTCGGCTTTGAGGACGTGCTCTGCAGGAAGTGGCTTGCAGTCCCGAAGCCACTTGAAGACGGCTTGCTGCGTCACGCCAATCAATCGGCCGAAAGCGGATTGCGAGCCGACAGCCGCAACCGCCTCTCTCAGCACCTGATTCGGGGAACGAGCCGTCTCCATACAACCAACGTACAACCGCTGTTGTGGACTGGTCAAGTCGGAAATGGTGGTCGCAATCTACAACCGTTGTTTTAGCTAGTCGTTGTGCTCGACGCCGAACGCCTCCGCGCCCGCATGGCCGAACTGCGCATCTCGCAGTCGGAGTTGGCTCGTCGCATCGGTGTCAGTCAGCAAACGATCGCGCGCCTGGTTTCTGGCAACACCTACGGGTCAAAACATCTACACCGAATTGCCCGAGAACTCCTGACTACCCCTGCCTACCTCGTCGGAGAAACTGACGATCCAGACGAGAACGCGCCGCTGCCTCCGCGGGCTTACCCTACGCTCCACCACGTCATGATGCCGGTCGCGCTGCCGAGCGAAAATGCGCTTTCTCGAATGTTCGAGGGGATGCTGGAGACGGTTGATCGGGAGGTTCCTCAGGCCGAACTCGCGCGTGAGCTCGCTCAGCTGCTGCCCACCGCGCTGCTGCAGCTTCGAGGGCGACTGTACGAGGTGCCCCTTGTAAAGGAGCCGTTCGAAGCAGCAGTTGCTGAAGCTCTGCCCACCGCCGATCGCGGATCGCGGCGATGACGGCGCACTTCACTTCACACGCTGCGCAACCCTGGCCGCAGCCAGGCGTCGCGCGAAACACCAGTTCGCTCACGCCGACTCGGGCCTCCCGTTCTCTATGTGTTCTTATCAGGGTCTTGGCGGAGTAGCGAGTCGATGAGGATTTGGGGCTACGTATTGGTGATCGTCGGGGCGGCGATTGCAGCCTGGGCGACGACGATCGAAACCTCCGTGCATAGGGAGGCGGCTTTTCAGTTCGGGTCGTATCAGCCGTCGTCAGACACTCTCAACATAGGGCTCCTACAGAACCAGACGCTCGCCTTCCACGCAGGCCTAGCAATGTTTGTCGCCGGGGCTGTGCTCGCGGGGGCCGGGCAGATTAATGACACGCTCCGACACACGCGAAGTCATCGCAGCACCGCAGGCGACGATCAGGGCGGTGTCAAATTCGAGGGTGACCCGGAGCTGCTTGCCGCGCGGGAGGTGGGTGCAGCGGCAAGAGCGGAAGGCGTCTCACTAAAGGCGGTGGCTGTCGCGCTTGCTGTCGGCCTGCTCTTCGTGTTCGCCGTGGTACAGTACGCGCCGCGGGGCGCCATCGACAACGCGAATGCCGATGCTCTTGCGGACAACCTTGAGATGCAGGCTGACAACTTAGAGGCAGCCGCCGAAGCAGCGGAGGAGGCCGCACGCCGATGATCTCCGACCGCGAGCTCTGGGCGTGCGCGGCCACGATCGAACGCCAGCACGGCGATCGTGCGCCGCTGATCGTTGCGGAGCGGATTGGCGCGCTGGCGCTGGCGGGCGATGCGGAAGGAGTGAGCGCCTGGCGCGCGATCGCGGTCAGGCTCGACCAGCTGCGCAGGCCAACGAGATGATGAGGGACGACGACACCGTCCGCGCGGCGGCGGCCGCGATCGTCGCTACGCTCGACGCGCAGCTGGGCGACCTCGACGCGCAGGCGATCGTGCTGACCCGCGACGAGGCGCTGCTGGCGCTCGGCCTGGTCGGCAGCCTGCCGGGGTTGATCGCGCGCGATCAAGCGCGTGGCGGATGAGCAATCCGCGCGACGCCGCGGCAGCCGATCGTGCCAACCGTAGGGGGACGATCTGAACCCCAGTTCGGTTGCGGAATGGCTCCTTGTAGCCGATCGCCACAGGATATCCGCGCTTCAGCTGCTGGCTGCGGGAAGCACCGACAGAGCTTGGTTCGACGCCGGCGTGGCAGTGGAGTGCACGCTAAAGGCTGCGATCATGAAGGTCGAGCGACTGAACCGCTGGCCCGACCGGGACCAGCGGAAGGAACTATATACGCATAACCTGGCGTGGCTGCTGCGACACCTGAACGTGGACGTGCTGCAGCTGGGATCAGACGCGATTTGCGCGCCGCTCAACGTGGTATTACTCTGGCGACGCGCGGAAGGATACAACCCGGCCGCGATGCCGGCGAGAGTCGCGCGCGACATGTGCGACGCTGCTCTTGGTGAGGACGGAGTTAACCGATGGATCGAGAATCGCTTCCAGCTGGTTCGATAGAGGCCGGCGAGGCCTTCGACAAAGCGCTGATCGCGCTTGGGCTGCGCGCGGACGGCCTCCTTTGGGCCTGGGATCATACGATCGGACATTTCGTGCTGGTGCTCGTCACGGAGCATTTCGATCACGCCGGCCCGCTTGCAATCCAGCGGACGCTCTTCGCGGCTTATGACGCGTCGGCTACGCCAAAGGAGATCTCGCCGTTCGTCGTGCGTCTTCACAGCCCCAAGCAAACGGTGGTGGGCGCCATGATGATGGGACAATTGCTGACGGAGGATGAGGTGCCAATTCCTGATGCTGAATTCAGGGCGAACACCGCAGACCTCACTTACAACAGCGCCTGGGTCTATCGCTGGCCCGGTTACAACGGCGCGAAGTCCGGGTGGACACGGCGGGAACCGACGGCGCGCAACCGTGAGTGGCGCAGGTTCGCGAGCAACGTCGATCGACTAGCGGCCTGACGCCGGTGTCTGCAGCGACGACCGTGCTTACCGGCAACGAAGCGCTGCTGGCGCTCAGCCTGGTAGGCATCCTGCCGGGTTGATCGAAGCCGGCGGGATGGACCGCGGCGGGACAATGCCGGTGATCCAAGAGGCTTGACTCCTCGCTGTCTGCCGGGCTTTCTGAGTGCCTTCGGCCGGGGGACGGGCGAAGCAATTGGGGGTCGATATCATGAAGAGAATTCTCACCGCCACGGCGGCCGTCGTGCTGTGTGCATCCGCAGCGCAGGCTCAGGTTGCGCCGGTTCCACCTGTCGCACCCGCGGCATCCGCGGCATCGCCGGCCGCGGTCCTGCGGACTGGCACCAAGGTGCCGCTGAAGCTGTCGGAAGAGCTGACGACCAAGGGCAAGAAGCTGCGGGTCGGCCAGCGATTTCAGCTCGAGGTCGCCGAAGCGGTCTTCGTCGACGGGCAGATGGTCATCCCGGTCGGATCGCCTGCGGTCGGCGAAATCACCGAGGTTCGCAATAAGGGCATGTGGGGCAAGTCGGGTCACCTGACCGCTCAGGTGCTGTACGCCACCGTCAACGGCCGCCAGATCAGGCTGAACGCGACGTTCGACGACAAGGGGGTTACCGGCACCGCCGGGGTGATCGGCGCGATCGCGCTGGTGCCGATCGCCGGGTTCTTCATGACGGGCACGTCGGCGGTTGTGCCATTGGGGGCGCCGGTGACCGCCTTTGTCGGCGAGGACGTGACGTTGAGCTTTGCGGCGCCGGCGCCGATGGTGGTGACGCCGACGCCGGTCGAGGTCCCGGTGGCGGCGCCGATCGCCGCGCCCGTGCAGGCGAAGATGACGACGGCTGTCGCGACCAAGTGAGCGAGCCGGCGCAGCGGCGAGGCGGCAGCCGTTCGCCGCTGCGCCCCGATCGCCAGGTGACGTTCCGGCTTGGCTGGGTGCATGTCGAGGCGGCCGCGCTGGGGCTGGCGATGCTCGCGTCGGCGATCGTCGCGGTCATGGGCTGGCTCGATGTGTAACCGCGCGCGCAACCGGGCCGAGCCGGAGACGCTGTTCGCGACCTTCGGCGGCGGGTGGCTGAGCGACAAGCCGATGGACAACCGGTTCAACCCGGTCGAGCTGGTGCCGCGCGGCCGGGCCTATGTCGTTCGGCGCGAGAGCGGGGCGATCGGCGTCGACGTCATGAGCTGGGATTTGCTCGGCGGCAGCGCGGCCTATCCCATCACCAACGTGCGCGACCTGAAGCGATGGCGGCCGCGGCTGGAGAAGCCGGAGGGCCGGTGCATCATTCCGCTCACCGAGTTCTGCGAGTGGACGCCGGATAAGCACGACATCGGCGGCGGCAAGCCGATCAAGGGCGAGATGTGGTTCGACGTCGTCGACCAGGACGTGTTCGCTGTTGCGGGCGTGTGGCAGCAGCTGGGCGACAAGCGCTGGTTCGCGATGCTGACGTGCGACGCGAACCCGCTGGTCGAGCCGATCCATCCGAAAGCGATGATCACGATCCTGGCGCCGGAGGATCACGAGCGTTGGCTGACCGGGAGCTACGACGACGTCCTGGCGCTGCAGCGGCCGTATCCGGCCGAGGCGATGACGGTGCGGGGGCCGGTGTTTCCGACGCGAGAATAATCGACCCGCACGTTCGAAATAGCGCTTGCAAGGACCGGAAAGCGGTCTTATACAGTTCTCACGGCGGGCGACGGGCCCGCCGACCTCCAGATGGAGACGGACGATGACGCAGACCGACACCACCACCATCGACTTTAACGCCATCGACTATGCAGCGACGGCAGCGGCGATCGCGCGGTATCTGACCGGCTTGGATGCTTGGGGCCAGGAGGGGCAGACGGGATCGCTGATGCGCGGCATCTGCGCCGACGTGCTGGCTGCCAAATATGTCCTGGATGCCGACGTGATCGGCAACAGCTTCGTGGGCTGGACACGGCACCGCGGTCTCTTGGTGGCGGCGTGATCCGCCGGAAAAGACCATATCGCCGGCTCGCTCTGAAGATTGCGCCGGATGCCATCGGCTGGACGCTGATGAACGCCACGCCCCCACCCCATGCGCTGACCCGCGCGGCGATCGATGGCGATCCCATTGAGGCACTGCTGGAGAAAGCGGCGCAGGGCCGGGCGGCAGGGGCGCGGAGCATCTTTCTGTACCGTTATTCGCGCGAGACGTTCGGGATGCGTCGCAACGGGATGACCTTCCACGAGCACGAGGCCCTGATCCCGCGCGCTGTAATCGCGCTTCATGATGCAGGTTACACGGTCGATTTCGAGGACGTATGATGACGCCAGCCGAACTCGACACGCGCCGCCGCATGCTCGGCTTGTCTGTGGACGAGACTGCGGCGCTTTGCGGGGTGCAGGATCGCCAGATCCGGCGGTGGCAGTCGGGAGCGCAGCCGATCGCGCGCGACGTGCCGGCGAGGCTGGAGGCGCTGGAGGAAGCGATGGAGCACGCCGTCGAAGAGATCGTCGCACTTGCGACCGACAAGGTGCTGGATGGGCCTGTCACCCTGTGGCGATACCGCACGGCGGCGGACCAGGCGCAGAGTCCGAACGCGCGCGGCATCCCGCTTGGCGCCCACGCGATGCTTACCGCCTGGGCGGCGGATGCGCTGGCAGCCGAAGGGATCGACGTGACCATCGAATGGGCAAGCGTCGATGCCTGATCATCGTCTAGCGTCCCGCGTGATGATACGGAACCTGTCGCGTGACACTTGACGAATAGGCGTTGCCGTGCGACACAAGGTGCATGGAAATCGCGAGCATCACCCACAAGGCGCTCCGCCGATTCGCCGAGACAGGCTCGACCAAGGGCCTGCCTTCGGAGTTCGTCGGGCGTCTGACCGGCATGCTTGCGTTCCTTGCGGACGCGGGATCCATCGAGACGCTCAAGCTGCCGCCCAATTACGGGGCGCACGAGCTGAAGGGCGACCGGGCGGGCACATGGTCGCTGATCGTCTCACGCAACTGGCGCATGACATTCGGCCTCGACGAGGTCGGAGCGATCGTCGATCTGGACTTGGAGGATTATCACTGATGGGCATCACGCTTCACTGGTCGATCGCGGTTCATCCCGGCGACTGGCTTAAGGCCGAGATCGTAGAGCCGCACGGCCTTAGCGTCACCGACGCGGCGGGGCTGCTCCATGTATCGCGCCAGGCGCTCAGCACGCTGCTGAACGGCCGCGCAGACTTGTCGCCCGCAATGGCGATCCGGTTCGAAAAGGTGTTCGGCATCGATGCCGACACGCTTTTGCGAATGCAGACCCGATGGGACATCAAGCAGGCGCGCGAGCACCAGGACGAGATCATCGTCGAGCGCTCGCTGGTTGCGGCGTGATCGCACACGCCGACGTAAGGTAAGCGGGTATCGGCGGGGTACCGGTGCCCGGACGCGCTGCCCGACCCACGCATTTCCGCGGCTCCACTCGACCGTGGCGGAGGGGTTATCCGCCGCGGTTGCATGGCCGCTTTCCTACAGTTCTCAATTCACGCTATGTTCCGATGCGGGGGTGTAGCGAAGACTGATGGGAGCGCCTTTTCGTCCAGTAGCACCAGCCGCACCGCTTCGCCGCGACGAGGTGCTCGCGTTCCTCGTCGAGCGGATCGCGCGAACCGGCATCTGCCCGACCATCGCGGACGTCGCCGCGGGAATGGAGCTCAGCAACGCGCGTGTGCGCGAGCTCGTCGGGCAGCTGGTCGAGCGCGGCATCATCGAGAAGACGCCAGGAGCGCAGCGCAACCTGCGCGTGCGCGACGTCGCGCATTCGCGATCGATCGTCATGCAGACGATGCTGCGGCTTGGCTGGCCGATCGCTGAGCCGATGGGCGCGCTGCAGCAGCCCTGCCCGAAAGAGCAGCTACCGATCATGCCGCCGTTCGAGCATCTGCCCGACTTCGACTAGGACAGGACACTTCCATGCCGTTGCTCAACCTCCCTCCCGACACCGCAGCCTTCTGCTCCCGCGTCCTGAAGGTCGCGCAGTCCGCGCAGAGGGATCACGTCGATCGCGAGCGCCAGCGATTCGAGCATCTCGTCCTAGGCCGACCGCGGCCAAAACCAGAACCGGCGGCCGCCCCGAAGCGCAAACGGGGATCGCGGCGAGTGGCGGTCCGGGGCGCCGCCGGCGAGCCGGCGGTGCTCGCGCCGGGCGTCGAGGAGCGGGTCGCACTGCGCGAGCGCTGGTCGCACAAGCGCGAGGGAACCCCGGAGACCCACGATCATGCCGAAAATGCGCGTGCTCGCCCCGGGTCGATCGCGCGGCTCTATGCGAGCGCGGCGATCGACGACGACCAGCTCGCCGCTGCGCATGAGATCGTCGAGGCATACCGTGCGATCACGGCCTGCGTAGCGATCCGTACCGCCAGCCTGGAGGCCCGGGTCGACGGTGGCGCGCACGGCCGGGCGGAGACGCAGGCACTGGCCGCGATCCGCGCGGATTTCGCCTATGACTGGTGGCGAAGCGCCATCGGGAGTTCAGTCGAGGCACTCCTGGGAGTGATCGTCCACGACGTCGGGCTGACGATCGTCGCCAGGCGGCACGGGATGAGCATGCCGCGGGCGCGGCGGATGCTGACCGAGGCGCTGGACCTCTGGTGGGTTGGCCGAGGGCGGACTCGGCGCGCAGCGATCGCCGCGCTCGGCGAGGGCTAGACCCCGCACATTCGGGCACCGTTCGAAAGAGCATGGCGCAATATCGACACGCAAGCGGCAAAAACGACCTCGCCACAGCCGCGTTCGCCAGGCCCGCCCCGATCCGATCGGCGGCGGGCCTGCCGCGTTTCGGAGCATGCCGATGCCGCAGCCGCAGTCCTTGTTGCTCGACGAACTGGAGCGCGTGAGCGCCGAGCTCGACGTGCTCACTCGGGACATGCGCAGCGGCTGGCCGTCGCAGACCCGGCACGACGGCCACATCGACCAGGTGGAGCAGCTCGCGGCGCGCATGCGCCAGGCGGCTCGTGGTCCTGGTCGACCCGTCAACCCGCCGCTCGCCCGTGTCGGCAGCGGCTGTCTCTGGTGAACCGATGATCAACGTCGCCCACGCCCGCGCCGCCATCGAAGCGGCGCCCGGCGATATCGTCGGCCTGAGCAAGGGCCAGTTGGCCCAGCTGTTCGCCGAGCTGGAGATCGGCCAGCGAGCCCGGCAAGCGCTCACCAACCTCAAGACCATGACTGCGGTCGCTGCCAGCTCTGCAGGGGCGCCGCAGTGACCAAGCTCCGCGTCAACGCACCGGTCGAACAGGCCACGCCCTTCCTGGAGCGATTCGGCGCGCTGATCGCCCAGATCGCGCTGGTGCAGGCTGCTCGCGACGAGCGCATCGCCAACGCCAACGCCGATGCAGACCGCGCACTGCAGCCTCTGCTCGACGAGGCGGCCACGATCAAGCTGCAGCTGGAGCCCTGGTGGTTGCGGATGGGCAGCACGCTGCTGACCGGCAAGCGCAAGTCGGTCGAACTCGGCGGGTGCATGATCGGCAGCAAGACGGCCAAGAGCAGGCTGGCGTTCGCTGGCGGTGATGACCTCGCGGCGCTCGCTGCGCTCAAGGACAGCCGGTGGTCGAAGGCGTACATTCGGGTGACCGAGGCGGTCGACAAGGTCGCAACAGCTGCTGGCCTGACGGGCAAGCATGCGGCGGGGCTCAAGGAGCTCGGGTTCTCGATGTCCCCGGCAGCCGAGATGTTCATTCTCGAGCCCGTGAAGCAGAGCGGGACGCTGGCAGGCTGATGCAACTCCGGCATGTCCACATGGCCGCGCGGGCGGTCACCGAGCGCAACACGCTCATCGAGCAACGCGACAAGGCGACGCTCGGTGTGACGATCAACAGCAAGTACCAGGACGAGCTCATGCTCGAGCTGGTCCGGCCGGTGGTCGCGGCCGAGCTGACCCGCCGCATAGGTGAGATCGAGGCGGACCTCCGCCAATGGGGCGTCGAGGTGCCCGTCGCCTGACCGGCGGACCCACGCACCCCCCCCACCCTTGGGTCCTTCCGGGCCGCCCTGCGCTGCGGGGCTCAGAGGCGCACTTCCGCGCTAGCTCCAGGCAATTTCGTCACTTCATCATCATGGGGGGCGGAACACATGGATTTGGCGGGATACAGACCGACGCTGAGTGAAGTGGCGGCGCTCTTCGGCAAGTCGTCGCGCTGGATATCCGACCTGCGTGCCAAGGGTGAACTGCCCGGAGATGGTGGTTCGCTCGGCGAGTTCGTCGCGGCCTGGACGAGCCTGTCGGCGGGGTCCAGCGGCGGCAAGTCGATCGATCAGCACAAGGCGCGGCTCGCCGCGGCGAAGGCCGACCAGGCGGAGATGAAGAACGCGCAGACGCGCAGCGAACTGTTGCCGCGCACGCTGGTGACGCTTGCGGTCCAGAGCGCCTTCGCCCGGGTTCGCTCCAAGCTGCTCGCGATGCCGAGCCGGTGCGCCCCGCAGATCGTGTCGATGAAGTCGGCGGTCGCGATCGAGGCGAAGCTGACGGAGCTCGTCCATGAAGCGCTTGCCGAACTCGCGGCCACGACGGTCGGGGTTGAAGAAGCGGGCGCTGATCGCGGTAATCGCGATGCACCTGGTGGCGAGCCAGGAGCTGGCGGCGACGGCGACGGACTGGTGGCCGGTGATGACACCGCCGCCGCGGCTGACCGTGAGCCAGTGGGCGGACGGGAACAGGATCCTAAGCCCGGAAGGCGCCGCCGAACCGGGTAAGTGGGATACCTCCCGCGCTGAGTATCAGCGCGGGATCATGGACGCGGTCGCCGAGCCGCTGAATGACGAAGTTGTCGTGATGAAGTCCGCCCAGGTCGGGTGGACCGAGATCATCGGCAACATTGTCGGCTATTTCGTCGACCAGGACCCGGCATCGATCCTGGTCGTCCAGCCGACGCTCGACATGGCGGAGGCTTGGTCGAAGGACCGGCTGGCCCCGATGGTGCGCGACACCGCGTGTCTTACGAAGAAGATCTCGGACGCCAAGTCGCGCGACAGCGGCAACACCGTCCTGCACAAGAAGTTCGCCGGCGGGCAGCTGACGATCGCCGGGGCGAACAGCCCGGCTAGCCTCGCGTCGCGGCCGATCCGTGTCGTGCTTGCGGACGAAGTCGGGCGCTACCCGGCGTCGGCTGGGACCGAGGGCGACCCGCTCACGCTGGCGTACAAGCGGACGAACAATTTCTGGAACCGCCGCAAGCTGGCGGGGTCGACGCCGGGGATCGCGGGCGTCTGCCGGATCGAGGCGAAATACCTCGAGAGCGACCAGCGCCGCTTCTTCGTGCCATGCCACGCCTGCGGCGCGGTCCAGGTGCTCCGCTGGGACCGGGTTCGCTGGGAGAAGACGAAGGCCGGCGCACACCGGCCAGAGACGGCGCGGTATCATTGCGAGCATTGCGAGGAGCCCTGGGACGACGCCGATCGCGGCGGCGCAGTTCGTCTAGGCGAGTGGCGTGCCACCGCACCGTTCAAGGGGATCGCGGGCTTCCACGTCTGGGAGGCCTATTCGCCCTGGGTAAAGCTCGGCGACACGGTGAAGGCATTCCTCGAAGCGAGGAAGTCGCCGGAGACGCACAAGGTCTGGGTCAATACCGCGCTCGGCGAGACCTGGGTCGAAAAGGGCGAGGCGCCCGACTGGCAGCGGCTGTACGACCGGCGGGAGACGAGCATGGCGCTCGGGACACCACCGGACTGGGCGGCGCTGCTGGTCGCCTCGTGCGACGTGCAGCGCGGCGGCGGCGGGCGCATCGAGTGCGACATCTGGGCGTTCGGGGCCGGCCGCAAGCGGGCGCTGGTCGAGCATATCGAGATCGACGGTGCAATCGCCGAGGCGGTCACCTGGGCGCAGCTGGACACGGTGGTCGCGCGCGACTGGATCACGGCCGACGGCCGATCGCTGAAGCTGACCCGGGTCGGGGTCGATTCGGGCGATGGCGAGAACACCATGCACGTCTATGCCTGGTGCCGTCGCCACACGGGCCTGGCGATGGCGCTGAAGGGGCGGGACACGCTGTCGGCGGCGCAGGCGATCGCCGGGCCGACCTGGGTCGACGTGACGCTCGCGGGGCGCAAGCTCCGCAAGGGCGTGCGGCTCTGGACGGTCGGCACGTCGATGCTGAAGACCGAGATCTACGGCGACCTGCAGCTGGAGCGCCCGGTCGACGGGGAGAGCTTTCCAGACGGTTACATCTTCCTGCCGGACGGCACGTCAGACGAGTGGGTCAAGCAGCTGGTCGCGGAGCAGCTGATCCTGGTGCGGAACAAGCGGACCGGGCGCACCCGACGCGAGTGGCAGCAGACGCGGCCGCGCAACGAAGCGCTCGACAATGCGGTGTACGCGCGGGCGATCGCGATCAGCCTGGGCGTCGACCGGTGGACCGAGGCGAAATGGGCGCAATTGCTCGGGGCGCGGCGGGTGGCGGCCGCGAGGCCGGTGCGGGTCCAACCGGAACCAGCCGAAGTGGTGGCGGCCGAAGCGGCGACCGCGGCCTCGGCCGCAAAGATCAATCGACTGACGGGCCGCGCACGCGGCTCGTTCCTGAGGAGGTAGCATGGCGACCTACACCGCTGCCGACCTCGCCAAGATCCGCGCGTGCATCGCCTCTGGCGTCATGCGCACCCGCTTCGCCGACGGCCGGGAAGTGGCATACCAGAGCCTGGACCAGTTGCTCGCGGCCGAGAAGGTGATCGCGGCGCAGGTCGAGGTCGCCGCGACAGCGACCAGCGGCATCGTCCGGCGCAAGTTCGGCGCGTTCCGGAGCGGGTGCTGATGGCCAAGCGACCGCTGCTCGACCGCGCGATCGGCGCGCTCGCTCCAGGCTGGGCGCTCGAGCGCGAGCGCGCTCGCTTCAAGCTGACCCGGGTGGAGAAGGCGCGCGCCGAATATGACGGGGCGACGAAGGGGCGGCGCGCCGAGGGCTGGCGGCGACGCGGGACCGACGCCAACAGCGAGATCGGCCGCGCCCAGAAGACGCTGCGGGATACCGCGCGCGATATGGTGCGGAACAACGGCTACGCCTCGCGCGCCGTTGCGGTGCTGGCGGCGAACACGATCGGCACCGGCATCACCTTTCAGGTGAAGCGTAACGGCAAGGTCGACGAGCGGCTGCAGGCGATTGCCAAGGCGCACCTCGAGTCGACCGCCATCGATGCGGACGGCCGCAGCGACCTCTACGGGCTGCAGCTGATCGCCTTCCGCGCGGTGGTCGAGAGCGGGGCGGCGATCGTGCGGTATCGCCAGCGCCGGACGTCGGACGGGCTGACGCTGCCGTTCCAGCTCCAGGTTCTGGAGCCGGATTACCTGGACGATCGAAAGCACGGCAAGACGTCGGGCGGATCGTATATCTACGGGGTCGAGTTCGACGGGATCGGGCGCCGGAACGCCTATTGGCTCTTCACCGACCACCCGGGTAGCTCGATCGCCACGACAATCGGATCGAAGCCGACGCCGGCGCGCGACGTCATCCACGTGTTTCGCGGCGACCGGCCTGGTCAGCAGCACGGCGTCACCTGGTTCGCGCCAGTCATCCTGCGCGCGCGGGACTTCGCGGACTTCGAGGATGCGGAACTCATCCGGCAGAAGCTCGCTGCCTGCCACGTAGGCGTCGTCCACGGCGAGACCGACGCGGAGGTCGGCAGCGAGCCGTTCGATGTCATGGAGCCGGGCGCGATCTGGCACGCGCCGGACGGGCGCGACGTCACCTTCAACTCGCCGCCGCAGAACAACAGCTACGGCGAGTTCACCAAGGTTTCGCTGCGGGCGATGTCGGTTGGCATGAACGTGGCGGCGCACTCGCTGACCGGCGATCTCTCCGACCTCAACTTCTCCTCCGGCCGGCTCGGCTGGCAAGACGACCAGCGCCAGATCAACAGCTGGCAGTGGCAGATGTTCATGCCGCAGTTTTGCGGCGGCGTCGGCGGCTGGCTGATCCGCAATTTCGAGCTGACGGGCGAGAATGTCGACGGCGTCACCGTGGACTGGACGCCGCCACGCCGCGAGATGCTCAACCCGCCCGAGGACGTCAAGGCGAACCGCGACGCGATCCGCTCCGGCCAGAAGAGCTGGAGCCAGGTCATTCGCGAGGGCGGCGACGATCCGGACCAGGTGGCGGCCGAACTGGCGGGCGATCTCGAACGCTTCGACGAGCTCGGGCTCATCCTCGACTGCGACCCGCGCCGGGTGACCTCGGTCGGCAATCCGACCGATCCGACCGGCGGCGACGCCTCCAACAAGGACGCCTGAATGGCTGAACTCCTGATCTACGGGATCGTCGGCGACAGCTGGGACGGTCTCGACGCGGCGACGCTCGTGCCCGCGATCGCGGCGGTCGACGGCGACCTCGACGTACGCATCAACTCGCCGGGCGGTTACGTCATGGACGGGCTGGCGATCGTCAACGCGCTCGCACGGCACAAGGCGAAGGGTCATAAGGTCACCTGCCACGTCGACGGGCTTGCCGCGTCGATGGCGTCCGTGCTCGCCGTCGTCGGCACCGACGTCGTCATGGCCGACAACGCGCTGATGATGATCCACAACCCGTGGACCTGCGCGTGCGGCGACGCCGCCGAGCTGCGCCAGGAGGCCGACAAGCTCGACCTGCTGCGCGACCAGATCGTCAAGCTCTACACCGCGCGAACAGGTCTGACGGCCGAACAGCTGCAGCCGATGCTCGAGGCCGAGACCTGGCTGACGTCGGAGCAAGCGCTCGCGCAGAAGTTCGTAACCGCGATCGCGCAGGCGCTGCCGGCGGTCGCCGCCTCGTTCGTGAAGCCCTTCGGGTTCCGCAAGGCCCCCGAGACCCCGTTGATCTCGCCGGTGGCGATGTCGCGGACCCCCAGGACGGCCGACGCCGCTCCGCCCACTCGCCAGGAGAATTCCATGTCCCAGGAAACCCCGGGCGGCGGCAATCCGACGCCGCCGACCACGCCGACCTCGCCGACCAACGCGCCCGACGCCCAGGCAATCGCCACCCAGGCCGTCGCAGCGGAGCGCACGCGCGCTGCCAGCATCCGGACGGCCGTGAACAAGGCGGGTCTGCGCACCGATTTCGCCGAGGAGATGGTCAATGCCGGCACCTCGATCGAGGATGCGCGCGCCAAGATCATCGACAAGCTGGCGGACGCGAATGACGCGACCACTCCGCGCAACCAGGCGCCGATCGCGGTCGGCACCGAGGCGCGCGAGAAGATGCTCGTCGGCGCGCGCAACGCGCTTCTCGCCCGCGCCGGGCTGACTGGCCTGGTCGCGGCGGCGGCGTCGAAGAAGAAGGAGACGATCGACCTGGATCCCGGCGAGTTCCGCGGCATCCGCAACGTCGAGCTCGCACGCATGTCGCTGGAGATGGCGGGGATCTCGTGCCGGAGCTATGACCGCGACAAGATCGTCGGGGATGCACTGACCGCGCGCAACGCGATCACGCAGACGACCAGCGACTTCCCGCTGCTGCTCGAGAACGTGATGCACAAGGTGCTGCAGGCCGCCTATGCGCTGGCGCCCGACACCTGGTCGCGCGTCTGCGGCATCGGCTCGGTGAACGATTTCCGCCCGCACAACCGCTATCTGCGGGGCACGTTCGGCGCGCTCGACCGGGTCAACGAGGCCGGCGAGTTCAAGAACAAGCCGATTCCGGACGCCGCCAAGGAGCTGATCTCGGCGCTGACGAAGGGCAACATCATCGCGCTTTCGCGCCAGGCGATCGTGAACGACGACATGGACGCCTTCTCGGGGCTGACCGTCGACCTCGGCCGCGCGGCGAAGCTGTCGATCGAGATCGACTTCTACGCGCTGCTGGCGCTCAACGCGGGGCTGGGCCCGGTGATGAACGACGGCAAGACGTTCTTCCATGCGGATCATGGCAATATCGCGGTCGCCGGGGCACCTTCGGTCGCGGCGTTCGACGCACTTCGCGTTCTGATGGCACGTCAGAAGGACGTGAGCGGCAACGAGTTCCTCGACATCCGGCCGGCCGTCGGCCTGTTCCCCGTCGAGTTGGGCGGCGCCGCGCGCACGATCAACGACGCGCAGTATGACCCCGACACGGTCAACAAGCTGCAGCGGCCGAACATGGTGCGCGGCATGTTCTCCGACATCGTCGACACGCCGCGGCTTTCCGGGGCGCCCTGGTACGGCTTTGCCGACCCGGACGTCGCGCCAGCGGTCGAGGTCGTGTTCCTCAACGGGGAGCAGGAGCCGTTCCTGGACACGCAGGAGGGCTGGCGCGTCGACGGGACCGAGATGAAGGTCCGCCATGATTACGGCGTCGGCGCGGTCAACTCGCGCTCCGCCGCGCGCAACGCGGGCGGGTAACCTCCACCATCACCATCATCCTGACGAACGGGCGGCCGATGTGCCGCCCGTCGTCGTTTCGGGAGCACGACCATGAACAATTTCATCCATCCGGGCGAGGTCAACACCTACACCGCGCCCTATGCCGTCGCCTCCGGTGGCGGGTTTCAGGTGGGCAGCGACTTCGCGGTCGCCGCCGGCGCCGCGGCTCAGGGAGCGGCGGTCGAGGGTCGCGTCGTGGGCGTCTTCGACCTGCCCAAGAGCACGGCGGGGGGCTCGGGCGGAGCACAGGGGCTGAAGGTCTATTGGGACAATGCGGCCAAGCTGGTGACCAAGACGGCGGCGGCCAACCTGCTGATCGGCACGCTGCGGCGTGACGCCGCCGATGCCGACCTGACGTTCCGGGTTCGGGTGACCGGGCAGGTTTCCTGATCCACCAACCGGTCGCGGCGGGAGGAAGAGCATGAGCGATCCTTTCGCCGCGGCGATGGACGCGATGTTCCAGGCGCCTGGTTCGGAGAACGCGACGTACATCCCGTCCTCCGGCCCGGCGGTGCCGATCCGCGTGATCCGCAGCCGTCCGGATGGCCTCGCGCGGTTCGGTGACGCGCTGATCCTGCCGGCCGCAGATGCGTTCGAGATCCGGCGCTCGGACGTCGCGGCGCCCGCGGTCGGTGACGTCGTGGCGATCGCCGCGGGTGGCTTCGCAATCTCGATCGAGCCGATCGGCGACGTCGAAGGGCTCACCTGGACGTGCGGTGCGGAGCCGGTGACGTGACGACGAAGTTCGGGGCGTCGGGCTTCAAGGAGATGCAGGCGGCGCTCGCGCGGCTCGCAGCGGGGGTTCCTGAGGAGAAGCTGCGCGCAGCGCTCCGCGAGGGCGGCGAGTTGATCGCCGAGGAAGCGCGGCGACTCGTGCCGATCGACACCGGCCAGCTGCACGACAGCATCGCCGTCGTCGACGAGCGCGATATGCGCATCTACGGCAAGATCAATGGCGGCGACGTGTCGCTCTACGTCGGCCCGGTCGGATCGGCCGAGGACGGCGACGTCTTCTATGCGCGGTTCGTCGAGTTCGGCTCGCTCCGCAGCGAGGCGCAGCCGTTCATGCGTCCTGCGATCGCGGCGAAGCAGGCGGATGCGGAAAAGCTGGTCGCGGCGCGGCTGGCCGCGGACGTCGCGGACCTCGCGCGTGACGCTTAGCGCCGCGCTGAAGGCGCGACTTCTAGCAGGGGCCACGATTGCGGCCATCACGCAGGGTCGCGTTGGTCGGGGCAAGCAGCTGCAGGCCGTGCCCGCGATCACGCTGCAGATAATTGCCGATCCGCGGCCGCAGCACTTCAAAGGGTTCCAGCGGGTGCGCCCGACGTCGGTGCAGATCGATGTCTGGGCGGCGGACGAGGCCACCGCGGAGGTCCTTCGCGAACATGTCATCGCCGTGCTCGTACCGGCGGACGCATCGACCGACGTCCGTTTTCAGCGGGCAATGATCACGAACATTCGCAGCGGTGCCGAGAGCCAGCAGGCCGCGCCCGGCCAGCGCATCCGCGCCGAGCTCCACCGCGAGTCGATCGACTTCATCTTCACGCACAACGGCACCTGAGGAGGCGCACATGGACGCAAACGGCAACAGCGAAGCACTGATTGGCCACGGCACCGGGTTCTTCCTGACCGTGGGCGGCACCAAGATCGAAATCGATGAGGTGACCAAGGTTCCGTTCGCCGAGGAGATGGCGGACGATGTCGACGTCACGCACTTCAAATCTCCAAACAGGCGAAAGGAAACCCGGAACGGCCTCATTGAGCCTGGCTCGGACTCGCTGGAGCTGAACTACATCCCGGGGAGCCCTACGGACGTTGCAATCCGGACGGCGCACAACACCGGCGAGGTCTGCCCCTTTGAGACGTACCTCCCCGCACCGGATGACAAGTGGTGGAAGGTGAGCGGCTTCCTCATCGTGAAGTCGCGCGGGCGCAGCGTGGAGATCGGGGGCCGGATGCAGCAGAACGTCACCGTCCGCTTTACTGGTGATAGCGGCGAAGCCATCGCGACCGCGCAGCCTGTTTTGGGCGCCGATTGATGATCGGCGAGCAGGTCTTCGACGCGGCCGGCCAGCGCTGGACGCTTTTCCTCGGCAACGCCGCCCAGTGTGCCGTCGAAGCGCATTACGACAAGGGGTTCTTCGCCGTCGTCAGCGACGCGATGCCCCACGTCGACGCGCAGACCGCAATGGCGGTTGCCCAGGCGATGTCCGCCGGCACGGATCTGCCGGCCGACGTCGCGGATCGGGCGGCGACGGCGATGCGCGGCATGCGGCTGTCGGTGCTCCGTGACCTGGCATATTACGGGCTGCAGCGCCGCCATCCGGGGACGCAATTGGGTGTCGTCAGCGACATCATCGATGAGCTGGGCCATGAGCGGTTCGGGGAGATCATCGGTGCCGCGATCGCGGCGGCACAGGGCAAGCGCGACGACGGGGAGGGGGGCGGCGATGCCGCCCCGGGAAAGTCCGCGACCCGCGCGAGCGGACGGACTGGGAAGCGCTCGTCCAGCAATGGGCGACGTTCGACCTAGACCCTGCCGCCTTCTGGCAGGAATGCCCCGCGACCTTCGGTGCCGCGTTGCGCGGCCGGATCGCGGCGCGGCACGACGGCTATGAGCTCGCGCTGTACGGCGCCTGGCAGAGTGAGCGCTTTGCGCGTGTCGACAAGCTCAAGCCGCTGTCGAGCTATCTGAAAGAGACGCGGAAGAAGCCGGTGGGCCGGGTCGGCGATCGGCAGACGCCCCAAGAAATGCTCGCGGCGCTTCAGAACATCGCGGGCACTGGCGTGGCGCTCAAGATCGAAAGGATCCGCTAGATGCAAGCATTGCTGGCATCGCTCGTCTTTTCGATGAGCGTGAAGGACGAGGCGTTCAAGGCCGGCATGGCGCAGGCGCGCGTCGAGGCGAAGAAGACCGACCAGGACTTCGAGCGGTCGGGTAAAGGAATGGCGGCGTCGATCCAGCACGCCGCACGTGTCGTCGACCAGGCGGCGGTGGGGATCGTGGACAGTCTGGCAAACGTCGGCCGCCAGGTCCGCAACGCGGGCCTGGCGCTCACTGTCGGGCTGACGGTGCCGCTCGGACTAATCGGCAAGGGTGCGAAGGACACCGCGTCGGACTTTCAATCGGCGATGGGCAAGGTCAACGCGGCGATGGTGAATGCCAGCCCAGCGCAGATAGAGAAGCTGCGCGCCGCGGCGCTGGAGCTGGGCCCGGCGTTCGGCAAGAGTGCTATCGACGCAGCCGGCGCGATCGAATCGCTCGCCAAGAACGGCATGAGCGCCGCCGACATTCTGAGCGGCGGGCTGACCAGCGCTCTGAAGCTGGCCATCGTAGGTGAGACGGATCTCGGTTCTGCGGCGGACGCTACGACGGATATCATCGCGCAGTTTGGCAAATCGGCTAGTGATCTGCCTCGGATCGTCGATCGCGTCACCGGCGCGCTTGGCGAGTCCAAGCTGTCGATGGACGATTATCGGCTGGCATTAGGGCAGGCTGGAGGAACGACCGGCAATCTCGGTTACAGCTTCGAGGATCTGAACGTGGCGCTCGCCGCCACGGCGTCCAGCTTCGAAGGTGGATCGCAGGCCGCCACTTCCTTCCGATCCTTTCTGACCTCCCTGGCGGGGAAGTCGGAGGCATCTGTCCGGACGATGAACCAGCTGGGACTGTCTTTCTACAAAGCCAATGGCAGTGCACGCGGACTGACCGACATTGCGGAGCAACTGCGTACCAAACTTGGTCAGCTCAATGACGAAAGCCTTCAGGATGCCGTCAACAACATGTTCGGCACCGACGGCGGGCAGACTGCGCTGGCCTTGATGAGCGAAGGTGCCGAAGGCATCGAGAAGATGCGCGCCGCGATCGACAAGGTCACCGCGGACGAGAAGATGAAGATCCTGCTCGACGGCGAGGCGCACGCGACGCAGCGGCTGGCGAGCGCGTGGGAGCGCCTGGGGATCGCGATCGGCGACGCCGGCCTGATCCAAGTGATGACGGCAATCAAGCAAGCCACCGCGTCGGTCATCGAGACGATCGCCAAAGCGCCACCGGCGTTGTTCTATATGGTGGTGGCCCTTGGCGCCGTAGCGGGTTCGATCGGGCCGGTGATCCTCGGTCTGGCCGCGATCGTCGGAGCGGCGGCACCGTTTCTGGTCGGCATGACCAGACTGGGTGTCGCCGCCCGGGTGCTGATTGGCGCGCTTGGCACGCTGGTCAATCCGATCGGCATGGTTGGGCGGATGCTGGCGCAGATGGCGATCGCGGCGGGCGGCGCGATGATCATCGGACGCCTCGGCACGGCGATGCTCGGACTTGCTGGACCGATCGGGCTGGCGATCACCGCACTGACCATCCTCGTTCCTTGGATCACCCGCGCCGGGCAAGCATCCGACGCTGCCCGGGAAGCGGTCGAGCAGGGTCGTGACGCCGAAATGAAGGCGGTCGACGCGAAGAACCAACTGGCGACCGCGACAGGCAAGCTGCGGGTGCAACTGCTCGCCAAGGCGAAGGCCGATCAGGTTGCCGCACACGCAGCGATGAGGGCGGCTCAGGCCGACATGCAGGCGGCTCGCGCCACGTACGAGCGGGCGAAGGCCAATTCCGCTACCAAACCGCGCCTGGCGGCGGCGACGGTGGTGTCGACGGCACTGATCGCGGGCGGGCTCGACCCGGCAAACGCCATCGGAAACTCGGAGCAGCTCAGAAATCGCCAAGTCGCCGACGCGACGGCCGATTTCCAGACGCGCATCGATGCGCTCGATGGCCGCATTAAGACGCTCGCTGCATGGAATGCCGCCGTGTCTGCTCCCGCGCCGGCAGCCAAGATCGACATGAACTTCGCCGACCCGGCGAAAACCAAGCCGTCCAAAGGCCGCGACAGATCGCAGGACGAGTCGAACTACCTCGACGAACTGGGCCGCAGCCGCGTGGCGCAGTTGCAAGCGCAGGCCGAGGAGACCCAGGGCATTCAGGCGCGGTATCGCGCCGAAATGACAGAGCTCGACGAAGAGCGGGCATCGTATCAACGCGGCCTTGCCGCCGACGAGGGCCTGACCGCAGCCAGGCGCGCGACGCTGCTTGCCGAAAAGGACAAGGAACTCGTCATCCGCCGCGGCATCGCGGAGGATACGCGGTTCGATGCCGACGCGCAGCGCGACTACGACCTCGCGCGCGCCACCAACGATGCGCAGCAGGACATCCTTCGCGCGACGCTCGACCTCGCGGACAACCTCAGCGACCGACGCGTCGGCGAACTGCGGCTGATCGCGCTCCAGCGCCGGCAGGAAGAGGCCGACCTTGAGCTGATCCTGGCGACCAAGGCAACCAGCTCGGCCGAGTGGCAAAATGCCGCTGACCGCAAGCGCGATCTTGACGGCGTCTATGCCGCCAAGCGCGTCGACGCCGTTCGCAGGACCGAGACGCCGGTGGAGAGCTACATGCGCACGCTCAACCGTTCCGCGACCGCGATCTCGGAGGATGTCCAGAGCATCGGCGTCTCGGCGCTCCAAGACATGAACAGCCAGCTGACCGATGCGGTCATGAACGCAAAGTCGTTGGGCGACGCCTTTGCGAACATGGGCAAGCGGATCATCGCGTCGCTGATCGACATCGCGATTCAGCAGGCGGTGATCAAGCCGCTGGCCAACGCCTTGTTCGGCGCGGCCGACGCGGACGGCAATCGCAGCGGGGGATCGCTGACCTCGCTCGCGGCGTCGATCGGCAGGGCATTCGGCGGGGGCAAAGCTCTCGGCGGCCCGGTGAGCGCCAGCGAATGGTACGTCGTCGGCGAGCGCGGGCCCGAGGTGTTCGCGCCGGGGGTGAGCGGGACGATCATTCCGAACGGCGGGCGCGGGGCCGGGCCAGCGAGCGGCGGCATCGCGACCATCGTGCCTTCCCCGTATTTCGATGTCGTCGTCGACCGCCGGGTTGTGCGCGGTGCCGGGCCGATCGCCGAGGCCTCGACCGGTCGCGGGATCGGCAGCGTTCAACGGGCCAATGCGCTGCGCGGACGCCAGGCGCTGGCATGATCGAATTGCCGCCCCTTCCCGCGCCGAACGGCGCGACGCCCGCGTTGATCGATTACGGTGGCACGCTCCGCTCGCCGCTCGGCGGGCCTGCACTCCGGGTCAACCGCCCAGGCAGCCGCTACCGCCTCGCGTTCACGTTTCCGCCCTGCGCGAGTGCAAACGAGGGGCGGGTGTTCGTGTCCCGACTGATCCGCGCCAAAAGGGTCGGGCTGCGGATGCCGTATCCGCTGCTGAGCGCGCATCAGCCGGTGGCAGGCGACCCGGTGGTCGATGGCGCGGGGCAGTCGGGTCTCACACTGGCGGTTCGCGGGCTGCAACCTGGCACGACGGTTCGCGAAGGCTTTTGGCTGTCGATCGAGAACACGACCGGACAGCACTATCTCCACAACGTCGCCGCGAGCGTCATGGCTGGGTCGGATGGCAAGGCCACGCTGACGATCGAGCCGATGTTGCGGCGCCCGTTCGCCGACGGATGCCGCATACACCTCGCGCGCCCGATGATCGAGGGGTTCGTCGAGGGCGATGAGTGGCAATGGTCGCTCTACCTCGATCACAACATCGGCATCGAAGTCGCGATCGAGGAGGCCGGATGATGAACCGCGTCATGCTCACCGGTCTTGTCGAGATCGTGCTTCCAAGCCGCACGATCCGCCTTTGCGACGGCGGCTTCGTCATCTGGGGAGAGAACACTTTCTCGTCCTCGGACGACGAATTCGGGACGCTCGGCGGGTTCGAGGCGCTGAGCGAGGGCGTCGGCGACGAAGCACCCGCCGGCACCCTGACGATGCTTCCGGCGTCCACGGCAGCGGCCGCGGTGCTGTCGCAGCCGGGCTATCAGGGATCGCCCGTCCGCCTCTGGATCGCCGAGGTCGATGAAGAGACTGGTCACGTCGTGGAGACGCCCGATCAGCAAGGCGACTGGCAACTGGACCGCACGACACTCAGGATCGGTCGCGGCACGCGGGCGCTGGAGATGGGCTGCGTCACCCGCGCGCAGCGGCTGCTCGCGCGCAACGAGGGCAACGTGCTGTCGAGTGCCTTCCACAGCCGCATCTTCCCGGGCGAGCGCGGGCATGACAATGCGGTCGGGCTGCAGGCGAACTTCGCGTGGGGCGTCGCCTCGCCCCCGCGCGGCGTCGTCGCGAGCGGCACCGTTGGCTGACCTGGCCGCGCGGGTCGCCGCGACCGAGCGAGTGGTTGCACGGTTCCGCAACAAGCCGTTCGACTGGCGCGCAGCTGCGACGTGCGTCCATCTCGCGCGCGCGCAGATGCGGGCCTTGGGACATCGTCCGCCCACGATCCCGCCGTTCCGTTCGGCGCCGGGTGCGCTGCGGGCTCTGCGGGCGGCGGGCTTTGCGGACGTGGCGGCGATGCTCGACAGCCTGCTCCCGCGCATCGCGCCCGCGGCGATGTGGCCCGGCGACCTGGCGGTGATCGAAGGTGAGCCGCCATTCGACGCGATCGTCATCGGCGCAGGCGGCAAGGTTCTGGGCTGGCACGGCTCGATGCTCGACCGCGGGCTGGTGCCGATCGTCGACGCGCCGATCAAGGCGGCGTGGCGGCTGTGAGCGGCGTCCTGAAAACGATCGGCAAGGTCGCAGGCATCGTCGCCACGGTGGCGGCTTTCATTCCCGGCGGGCAGCCGATCGCCGCGGCAGCGGCTGCCGTGGCGGCGGTCGCCAACGTCGGCGCGGCGATCACGGCCAAGCCACCACCGGCTCGCGGTTCGGTCAACGGCATCACGATCGGGACGGATCAGCCGAGCCCGTACATGATCGGCCGCACCTACTTCGGCGGCGCGCGCCAGCAGCAGGTGGGCTACGGTCCGACGACGAACGACGTGCCGAACCCCTATGCGCTCGCGGTCGATGTCTACTCGGCCGCGGGCCCGATCGACGGGTACGAGGGGTTCTACGGAGACTTCGCGAGCCTGCCGATGAGCGGTGGAGCGGCGACGGGCTATGCCAGCGGCTTCCTGTGGACCGCGTCGCAGTTGGGGCTCGTTCCCGAGGCCGCAGCCCTGTCCCCGCACTTCGCAGGCGCTCCGGGCTGGGGCGCGGACTACAAGCTCTCCGGCAAGGCGGCGGTCGCATGGTCGTTCAGGTTCGACCGCAAGGGCAAGGTGTTCGCCAGCGGCTTGCCGCAGACCGGCGTCGTCGCGCGCGGGGTGAAGGTCTACGATCCCCGCCTGGACGACACCTATCCCGGCGGCCTGGGGCCGCAGCGGATCACCAGCGAGGCGACCTGGACCTGGTCGGAGAACCCGGGCCTGCATGGCCTGGCCTACGCCTACGGCCGCTATCACATGGGCATGAAGGTCTTCGGCGTCGGTATCCCGGTCGATGGCTTGCGCGTCGCCGATTTCGTCCACCTGGCGAACGTCTGCGACGCCAACGGCTGGAAGGTCGGCGGCGTCCTTTTCGAGCCGGGCAACAAGTGGAATAACCTGAAGGATATCCTCGCCGCGGCTGCGGCCGAGCCGTGCTTCGTCGGTGGCAGGTTGGGGGTGCGGGTCAGTGCGCCGCGGATCGCGCTCGACACGATCACCATCGACGATCTGGCCGATGGCGAGGTCGCGGTCGGTGCGATGCAGGGCTGGGAGGATCGGCTCAACACCCTGATCCCGAAATATCGGTCCGAGCCGCACAAATGGGAATACGTGCAATCGACCGTCCCGGTGACGATCGCGAGCTACGTCGTCGAAGATGGCGAGGTGAAGCAGGAGGAGCGGCAGATAAACCTGGTCCAGGACAAGGATCAGGCTTCGCAACTCTGCGCCTACGAACTGCTCGACGGCCGCGAACTCGGCGACATCGACCTTCCGTGCAAGCCGCGGCTGCGGCGCTATGGGCCGGGCGATCTGCTGATCGTCGACTTGCCCGAAGCCGGGCTTGAGGCGCAACCGTGCATCGTGATGAAGCGCAGCGTCGATCCCGCGACGATGGCGGTGCGGCTGATCCTGCGTAGCGAGACGATGGACAAACACGCGTTCGCGCTAAGCCGAACGGGCATCGCGCCGGCCACCCCATCGCTGCTGTCGACCCAGGACCGCGACGTCGTGACCGCCGGCGCGACAGCCGGCGTCCGCGGCGCGTACACGATCCTCGGCGGACAGACCGTCGATTATCCCGTGACGAGTACCGCCGACAGTTTCAGCATCGTCGCGTTCGACGCCGTCGTCGACGACGGCACGGCGTTGAGCTTCCCGGCCGGATCCGTGTCCGGGCTGACGAGCTCGACGGTCTACGTGCTGTTCTACTCGCGCGGGACCGCGAGCTACCTTGCCGAAACCTACCCGGCCAGCGTGGCGACGGCATCGTCGGACAATGTTCGTATCGAGATACGGTCGACGTCCGACGGCGCCGGTTCGTACCCCGAGAGCGACCCGCCCCCGCCCGGCTACGGCGGCGGCGGCGGCGGTGGCCGCTATGAGCGCGTCAACCTGGTCTGAGCAGACCACTGACTTGAGGATCATCAATGGCCGATACTGCCGCTCGCCTCGCGCTTACCGCGCGGCGCAATGAAGTCTGCCGCTTCACGATTACCGTGACCGGGATCAACCTGACCGGCGTCGTCATGGCGATGCAGGTCAGGCTCGGCCGCGACGTGCCCGGAGTGCCGCTGATCCAGCTTGCGACGGTGTCGACGCTGGCGGCGGAAGGCCTGAAGCTGGACAGCGTGACGACGACCGGCGGCATCCCGACCAGCGTCATCAAGGGCAGGATCAATCAGGCGACGATGGCGGATGCCACCAAGGTGCCGTACGCCGGCGAGGTCGGCGACGACACGGTGCTCGCTTATGCGATGGTGTGGACGCTGGACGGGGACACGCGGACGCGGCTGCATGGCGATTTCATCGTGCAGGCGTCGGCCTATAATTCCGACGACGCGCCGACGAACCGGCCGCTCGGCTATGGGGCGCCGCGGGTCCTGACCGGATCGAGCGGCGGCGCGCTGACCTTCGGCGACCAGATCGTCAAGGTGTCGATCGGCGGCGTCGAGGAACTCGCTCCCGTGATTGCCGAGTCAGCGGCGGCGGCGGCGGCAGCGACCGCGGCGGCTGAGACGCTTTCGGATGCGGCAGTGGCAGTGCTGAGGTTCGACAAAGCGCGGCTCTACGGCGGCGGCTCCGCACCTGCCTGGCTGCGGCTGCTCTGGCTCGCGCAGGATGACGGCTGGGCCCACCTCTACGACCCGACGAACCCGGAGACACGGATCACCGCGACCGACGCGGACGGGGTCACGGCCATTTCGTCGGTCGGTGATGGCATGGGGACCTGGATGGCGGCGGTGCAGGCGAACGGAGCCGCGCAGCCGCAATTGTGGGAAGGCTATTTCGGAGGGCTGTCGGCGCTCGGGTTCACGGCGATTGATAACGACGAGGACGTGCCCCACTTCCTGAAAACCGCCAGCAACACCGGCGTCAACTATCCGTTTTTCGTCATGATCGTCGGCCAGTATGCGGGGACGCAGACCAGCGCAATCGCGGCCAATGGACAAGGCGCGTTTCGCTATCTGTTCGACGGGCGCAGCCCGACCGGCACGCTTAACTCGGCGTTTCTAACCGCTGGCAACAATGTACCCGCGGTGATGAACGCGCGGGGCGGGCAGGACTTCAGCGCTCGCGCGGACCTTCCCGCCTTGGGGACGCCAATCGACCACGACGCGCATGTCTGGGGTATCCTATACGGCGGCGCGGCCTCCAAAATCTATCAGGACGGAGTTGTGGTTTATGAGGGCGACCTCGGCAATTACGCACTGACCGGGTTCACCTTGGGCGCACCCGCCAATGCCGCGACGCGAGAAAAGCAATGGCATGGCGCGATCGGAGCCGCTGCGCTCTACGTCGGCACTCCGCCGGACGCCAAGATCGCGCGCATGACGGCGCTGCTACGCTCGATGATCCGCAAGACGAACTTCGGCGTCCAGTTATGGATGGGCGGCGGCGAAACGGACGCTTACACCCTGCGCGCCAGCGTCGGGGTGAATGTGACCGATGGCACATATCGGCTGGCGGCATCGCGCTATCCCGACATGCGCGATCCGATCATCGGCGAGCCGGGGGTGCTGGCTGCTGGTGCCGACGCATTCCTGTCTAGCGGTTACGCGCAAATGACCGTGACCGGCCTGCGGCCCGGCACGCAATATTACACCGCGGTTCATGCCGAGGGACAACTCCAGCCCTGGCCCCGCGGCAAAGCACGAACGCCAGCGCTACCGGGCACCTCGTTCTCCTGCGCTTTCGGAAGCTGCGAAGAAACCGCTTCCAACCATGCCGTGTTCGACGCCATCGGCACGATGGCGGACACCCGGCCGCTGCAATTCTTCATGCATCTGGGTGACCACGGCTACCGCGACTACAGCTCGCCGTCTGAAACGTCCTACCTTTTCAATCTGGCGGCGCAGCACCACCATTTGCGGCAGGCCCGGCTGATCCGCAACATGCGGATGCACTACATCCCCGACGATCACGACAGCGACAAGCAAGGCTCGCTTACCACCAACGCTGACCCGAACCGGCCCCACAGGCTTGCACTGCTCAGCGCGCTCAAGAAACGTGTGCCGCTCGGGCTTGCCGACGCCAGCGCCTTCTCCGGCTTCTATTCGTCATGGCAGGAGGGCCGCGTGCTTTTCGTCGCGACCGACTGCCGCACGATCCGCACCGCGGAAGCCACGATCGACAACTCGTCCAAGTCGATGCTCGGTGCGGTGCAAAAGGCGTGGCTCAAGGCCCGGTTCGGCTATGCCAAGGCGCAAAAGCTGGCGGTCGTCTGGTTCAACGGGTGCGCGCTGCACTCTCCCCAAAACGATAGCTGGAACGTATACCAGACCGAGCGCCGCGAGATCGTCGATTACATCAAGGCGCTCGGCATGGTCGGACGGGTCGCCTACGTCGCTGGCGACCTTCACAACAGCGGCATCGACAGCGGCGTAAACGGTGACTTCGCGACCGGCGGCGGGTGCCCTATTCCGCAGTTCATCGCCTCGCCGCTCGACAAGGCCACCAACGCGCTTGGTCCGACTGTTTTCAGCGAGGGCGCGGTGGGCGGGGTCAACGGCCAATTCGGCGTCATGGATGTGGCCGATGATGGCGGCAGCACGCTCGGCATCCAGTGGACTGCCTATCGCACGACCAGCGCGAGCGATCCGACTCTGATCCAGACCCTGTCCTACGCTTTCACGATGACGCTGCCATGATCCGCGGCACCCGCGGTCACTGGGGGCGCGGTCAAACGAGCAGGTACAGCGCCAACCAGCCGGCGCTCGTGACCAGCAGAGCCCAGGCGATTCCACCGCCAGCCGGCATCGGCGAGTGGTTCTCGTCTTCAGGCGTCGCGTGAATGATCGTCTGCATGATGCATCCTCCTGCGGATGACGTTCCGTATCGCCGGCGAGTTGCGGCGCTGTGGCACCGGGAAGGCAGTTTCATGACCAACGGCAGCTGGTCGTGATCGAACTCGCAGGAATGAAGGGTCAACGATGAGCAACCCACCGACTCCTCGATCCGCGCCTCCGCTCGCGGTGCTGTTCGGTAGTCTGGGGACGATCGGCATGATCCTGGGCCTGTTCCTGACGATCGGCGGGTGGCGCACCGCGGTCGACCTGAAGATCGAGGATCACGAGAAGCGACTGGTCGCGGCGGAGGCGAACCAGCGGACGTATATTCCGGTCCTGGTCGGAATGCAGAAGGACGTGTCCTACCTGGCCGAGCGCGCGCGACGCGACGATGACCGGCGCGATCGGATGCAACCATGACCGAGCTGATCGGGGGCGCGCTGGTGCTGGTCGGCGGCGGGCTGCTGTCAGGCGCCTCGCTCACGCTCCTGCGGCGCTCCCCGCCGTGCTCGCCGCTCGGCGAACCGTATGCCGCGCTGCCGCTGCCGACAGACCTGCCGCCCGAGCTGGCGGCGCTGATGGAGACGCTGGAACGCGTCCACTGAGTTTCGCCCCGCTCCGGGGCTCACGACCGAGAGGTACACCCATGAAACTGATCTCCGACTGGCGCCAGGCCTGGCGCTTGTGGTCGGTGCGCGCCACCGCGATCGGGGCGGTTGTGACCGCGACCGCGGCCGCATCGCCCGACGCGCTGCTGACCGCCTGGAATGCGCTGCCCGACGAACTGCGCACGCTCGTTCCCGAGGACGTCGACCGTTGGGTGGCGCCGCTGCTGTTCGCGGTCTCGCTCGCGGTGCGCATCCTGCGGCAGAGGAGCGCGCGCGATGGCAAATGAGGCGCAGCGCCGGCCGGGCGCAAAGACGCTGGCGGCGGTGATCGGGCTCGCCTGTGCCACGATCGTCACGCCGTTCGTCTCGGGCTGGGAGAGTGGGGGAAAGAAGCACCTGCGCGCCTATCAGGACATCGTTGGCGTCTGGACGATCTGCGACGGGATCACGAAGGGCGTGCGTCGCGGCCAGACCGAGACCACTGCCGGCTGCCTGGCGCGGCAGGAGCAGGAGCTGATCGCCCACGCGGCGCCGGTGCTGGCGTGCACGCCCGGCCTCCGAGGCCGGCCGCACCAGCTCGCGGCGGCGGTATCGCTGGCGTACAATATCGGGGCGCGCGGCTATTGCCGGTCGACGATCGCGCGGCGGTTCAACGCGGGCGAGTGGCGCCGCGGCTGCGACGCCTTCCTCGCCTGGAACAAGGCGGGTGGCCGCGTGATCCGTGGCCTGGCCAACCGGCGCGCGGCCGAGCGCGCGCTGTGCCGCAAGGGTCTTTCCGCATGACGCGGGTCCGCATCCTGGCGGTGCTGGCGGTTGTCGCCGCGCTCGCGACCATCGTCTTCATCATCCACCGCGCCGGCGTTCGCGATGGTGTCGCCAAGGTCACCGCCACGGTCCAGCGACAGCACGCCAAGGATCTGGCGGAGGTGCGCGCGGACCAGACCCGCGCCGCGGTCGTCGGCACCGCGATCGCGGCCGGGGTCGGCCGTGCCGACGCCGAAGTCGACGACCAGGTCCAATCCACGCTCGAGGAGATGCGCGATGCGCTTGCTGCCGTCCATGCCGCGCCTGATAGCGCCGATCTGCCTGCTGCTCCTGTCGAGCGGCTGCGCGACCAGCTCAACGCGAGCATCGCTCGCGCGAACCGAGCGGCCGATCCTCCCGCCGCTCGATAGCGCGCTCACCCAGGCCGAACGCCTGGCGCCGCTGGCGGCCGAGCCGAGCGGCGAACTGGTGTCGATCGACAAGGGCGTCCTCGGCGAGCTGGTCGCGCGCCTGGCCGAGGCGATCGGCGCGGTCGAGCGCGCGAACGGCCGCGCCACAGCGGTGCTCCTGGAGCGGCGCTGCACCGCCGCCATCCTGTCGACCGGCGCCGCGCCGGCCGGCTGCCCCCGCTGAAGGACACACCATGAAGACCATCCTGCTTTGGGATCCCCGGTTTCCCGACCGTAAGCCCGCGCGGCTGACGCTCGCGGACGCGCTCGCATCCGCTGCGGTCCGCGCCGGCGTCGCCGCTGCGGCCGACCCTGCCGACCAGGGCGCGTTGGCGACCGGGGGCGCGCTTGATCCCGGGCTGCTGACCGAGGTCGTAGTGGAGCATGGCTATCGCCAGCAACTCGCGCGAGTGGTGCTGCCGTACGCGGTGGTGCTGATCGGGGCGGGGTTGGGAGTCTTGGCGAGTGTCGGGTCGCCGGTCGCGGGTGTTGCGACGCCGCCGATCGCGAGCGGCAATGCCGCAATGCTGGCGGCGTTGGCGAGCAAGAGTGGCCCAGTCAACGTCGGCGTGTTGGGCAGTTCCAAGATGCGTCAGCACGCGATCGTTCCTGCCAAAGCAGCGCGCTCGATGCCGTCCGGACCGCTCACGATCGCGCAGACACGCACTCGGCGCTGGCGGCTCAACTTCTGGTTCGATACCATCAACCCGACTTTCGATAGCGGCAACAACGGCATGTCGGGCCACATCTTTGCTGGCGACGGACAGACGTTCGGCAACATGTATCAGCGCATTCCGATGATACTGGCCTCGCGCGCAGACGTCATCGTCGTGCAGAGGACTGCCAACAGCGTCCAAATCGACAATACGGATATTTACGGCAACCTGCTCGGCACCCCGTTTTCCGGCGAAGGCTATAATGCGCTGGAGCGGCTGGTCCTCAACGCCATCATCACCGGCATGGGCGGGCGCTTTGCCGGCAAGCCCGTGATCGTCGAAGAACTGATCCCACGCCGCACGGATGCCGGCTCGTTGCCCCCACAGTTCGCGGCCGGAGCGCCTGCACGCGCGCAAATCCCCGCGTGCAACAGCCTCGGCAACGAATGGTGCGCCGCAAACGGCATCCCGGTCATCCACAACTATGACGTGGTGGTTCCGGCGAGTGACCCGAACGGCAACCCAGAGCTCATGTACCTGCGCGCGGATCGTATCCACCGCAGCCTGGCCGGAGCGTTCGCGGAGAGTTTCACGTGGCAGAACGTGATCGACCCGCTGTGCCCGGTCATTGGCGACCCCGATCCTCTCGCGGCGGGCAACCTCGTCATCAACCCACGCATGTCCGGCGCTGGGCCGATTGCCACCGGTTACACGCGCACGCGGCATGGATCGACCGGGACGGGAACGCCGAGCATCGTCACGGTCGACGGCAAGCCGTGGCAGCAGATTTCCACCGATCTCACCACCGTTGCGGACGGGGTGCAAGAGGCGGATACTTTCGTCGTGCCGCTAAATGCTACGGCCGGTTCGGGTTGGGCGCGCGCGCGCTTTCGGGTGCACGTTGAGGCGAGCGCCAGCTGGTACGGCACGCCGACCATGATCGCCAGCGCTGGCCCCGAGCCGGCGACCACGATTGCAGGGATGGACGGAGGCGGCTCCGGCGTCACCGACCCGACCAGCCTTAGCATCGAGCCGGGCATTCCTGTCGCCAATGGCGGGCTGTACGAGACACCGCCGTTCCGCGTCAGTCTCACCGCGGGCAGTCTGTCCATCCGCGGGCCGTCGTTTCGGCGCGGGGTCGGTATGGCGACGTGGCGGTTTACCGACGTCGAGTTCGTGCCCGTCGCCGATCCGCGATCGCTGATGTACGACGCCAGCTTGCCGCTCGGCACGACGATTAGCGGCGGCGCGAGTGCAGCCTACAGCTTCGTCGGCGATGGCGTGACCGCGCGCTCGCTGACCTTCCTGGCATCCAAGCCGGGCACCTGGTCAATCGGCGGAGCAGATGCGGCGCTTTGGACGATCGATCAATGGGGTCTCGCCAAGCGCGCCGGACCGCTGAATTTCGGTGCGCCCGACGATACCGACGCAGACGGCGTGGACAGCTTTACGGTGACGCTGACACCGTTCGATATCCGCGATGCGGCGGTCAGCCAGGCCGTTACCGTCACCGCAACCTTCGCCTACACCGGCTTTTCCGATCGGATGAACCAAGCGGCGGGCGACATCACGACCAATCCGGGCTGGACCGCCATGCCCGGCTATGTCGCTGGCGCCATCGCGTACACCGGCGCGAACAACTTCGCGATCGGCTACAGCAACGTCTCGGGGGGCGGCGTGTTCGCGCCGCAGCAAGGCGATACGGTCGAGCAACGGGTGACCGCCGAACAGCGGTTTTCGGTCACCAATAACGGCACGGTCGCCGTTCTGGCGCTCGACGCGGCCAATTGGCTCGGTCTCACCAACGTGTTGACGACCGGAATCCAGTTCCGCACCAGCCAGGCGGGCACGCTTATGGTCCTGGGGACGTTCACGCCGGACCTTCCGCCCGCGCAGGGTGACGTGCTGTCGTTTCAGGTGCGCGAGCAGGGGGCGGGCGTCTACAAGCTGGAGGTGTACCAGAACGGCGTGCGCCTCGTCCTTGGCAGCGGCACCGACGACGTGACCAATTTCGTCACCGGGGCGGGGTTCCTGGCGACTGCGCGGCGCTCGGGGCTGATTACGCGCACGGGCGGGCTGTCCATCTGGCTTCGCAACTGGAACAACATTACCGCGTCGGCACGCACGACGCTGCGCTCGGTCAAACCGCTGGTGTGGAAGACGCCGAACGCCACGACGATCGCAGTCGCGGCCGGAGGCGGCGCAGGCGCGGCGGACATCGACCGGCGCACGGCTGGCAGCACGATCAGTTTGGGAACGGTCACCAAGCCCGCCGGCAACGCCGCCGAGTTCCTGGCGGATGGCGACACGATCCGCTGGTCCGGGTCGCTCGTCGCGGGAACATACACGGTCAATGTCATCGAGACGCTCGATGGTGCGGTGAAGTCCCCGCGCACGACCGCGCTGACGATCACGGTGGCATGATGCGCGCGCTCATCCTCCCGCTCCTCCTCCTCCTCCTCGGCCTCCTCACCGCGCCGGCACTTGCGCAGACGGTGACCACCACGGCGCCGCTGCCGGACGGCGACCGCGATGGTCGCGTGCGGGTCGTCGCCCAGGCAGCGGCGCTGGGGGTCCCGCGGGGTACGATACTGACGCTCTGTCCGGCCACGACCTGGACCTATCGCTACGGCTCGGGCGAATGCACCGTCGCGCTCGATGTGCCCGGCAAGATCGGTCCGGTACCGCTGGCCAGCTCCGGGCGGGTCGTCACGCGGGCGTGGCAGGTTGTCGAGACTTGGCCGAAGACGGACTATACGGGCCAGGTCAACGCGGGCCTGGTCGCCACCGAGATCGGCCGGGTTGGCATCCGGCTGAAGGGCAGGGTCGACGGGGTGACGATCCGCGACTTCCGGCTGGAGCATTCCGCCGTGGAGAACGTCTCGCCGCACCTGCCCGTCGCGATCGCGGTCGAGAACGGCCGCGACATACTGATCCAGGATGGGCGCGCGAGCGGCTTCCAAATGACATACGTCGCCGGCAAGTACCGGAACGGCGACGTCTACTCGACCGAGCGGCTTGTCGACCGCATCACCTTCCGCCGCGTCGCGGCGCGCAATGCCAGCGACGGGTGCTTCGACCTGAAGTCGACGAATACGATCCTCGACCAGACGACCGGCGGCAAATGCGGGATCATCTATCGGCTGTGGGGCAGCGGCTTCGCCACGACGATCGTCAGCGAGGATCCGCGCAAGTACCACGTCGCCTTCTATACGGGTGCCGACTGGCACATCGGCCACCTGACCGCGCGCGCGGCGACGACGGCGCCGATCCTGTTCTTCGAAGGTCTGACCACGGGCGCACGGGTGGTCATCGATGGGTGCACGATCGCGGTGCCGCGCGGCACTAGGCTGTTCCTCGGCAAGCCTCCGAAGACGCTCATCCTGGGCCCGGGATGCGCGGTGCCGTAGCCGCAGCGTCTCGACGCTCGTGGCCGCACGTGGCATATCTTTCACCGCCGACCCGAGCGTAGCCGCAAGGGTCGGCCCGCGCGCGCGGTTTGCTCCCGGGTTCCGGTTCGCCGGGTGGCCCGCGGAATAGAAGACCCTCCGGGGAAATACGCGGGGCGTAGATCCCTGGGAGCCTGCGCGGCTAACCACCCGGTCCGTCGGGCTGGTCGGCCGCGCAGGCACTCCCCCCTGATATTCGCGGTGATCGCCGCGCCACTCATCCCGCGGCCGATCGGCCGGGGCCCCGCCGATCGCGTCGATCGGCGGCCACTCAGCGCGCGTAGCCGACGTGCTCCTCACCCGAGAGCTGAGACTGAATGCCTTCGTCCACCACCGCCCGACCCCCCTGCGCCGTATCTTGGGGGCAAGCGCAACCTGGCCAAACGCCTGTGCGCCATCATCGATACGATCCCCCACCGGACCTATGTTGAGCCGTTTGTCGGCATGGGCGGCGTGTTCCTGCGCCGGCCCGCGCCGGCGCCTGTCGAGGTCATCAACGATCTCGCCGGCGACGTCGCCAACCTGTTCCGGGTCGTGCGGCGGCATTACGAGCCGTTCGTCGACGAGCTGCGCTGGCTGATCGCGAGCCGGGCCGAGTTCGAACGGCAGCGCGACCTGGAGCCGCGGCTGCTGACCGACATCGAGCGCGCGGTCCGCTTCCTCTACCTCCAGCGCCTGGCGTTCGGCGGCAAGATCGTCGGCCGCACTTTCGGAGTACGACGCGACCAGGACTCGCGCTTCAACCTCGCGCGCCTGCGCGCCGAACTGAAGGCGCTGCGCGATCGCCTGGCGTCGGTCACGATCGAGCAGCTGGACTATGCGGACGTGATCCGTCGCTATGACGGCGCGGGCACGCTGTTCTATCTGGACCCGCCCTACGACGAGACCACGGGCTATGGCACGGGGTTCGGCCGCGACGACTATGTCGCGATGGCCGAGCAGCTCGCCCGCATCGCTGGTCAGTTCGTCCTGTCGATCAACGCGACCGACTTCATCCGCGAGACCTTCGCGGCCTTCTCGATCGAGGAAGTCGAGACGACCTGGACGGTTTCGACGGGGGCAACCGGCCGGGGCACGCGCGTGACCGAGCTGATCATCAGCAACCCGCGCTGATGCCTTTGCAGAGAGCGGGTATCGCACCCGTTCTCTGCGGGTATCGGGGGCCCTCACAGGCGCAGAATTGCGCCACCACGGCGGATCGGACCTCCGCCGCGCTCCACATTAAATCATGTGTTCCGCGCCGATCGCCACGGCCGGCGCGGCCTGGCTCGGGTCGATCGACGCGGGGCGCCTCCTCTCACAAACCGAGGTTAACATGCTCACCAACGCCGACCTCAAGAGAGTGCGGACGCGTGATCGCGCCTACAAGCTGGCCGACGCCGGCGGCCTCCATCTCTACGTCGCACCGACAGGGCTGAGGTCCTGGCGGTGGCGCTTCCGCCTCGGCGGAAAGGAGCAGCTGCTGACGATCGGCGGCTTTCCGGACGTCTCCCTCGACGCAGCCCGGGCCCAGCGTGATCGCGCGCGTGAGCAGCTCGGCCGCGGCGAGGATCCGCGCGCGGCTGCGAGCTCCGACGATTCGCGAGTTCGTGCTTTCGAGTATGTCGCCCGGGGCTGGCTAGCGCACATGCGCCCGCGCTGGACCGAGGTGCATGCGGCCGACGTGCTCGCCAGCCTCGAGCGCGACGTCTTCCCCGCGATCGGCGCCATGCCGATGGGCGCCATCACCACGCCGGTGGTGCTGAACGCCCTGCGCTCAGTCGAGCAGCGCGGCCGCCTCGAGACGGCCCGACGCGTGCGTCAGCGGATCTCGGCCGTGTTCGCCTTGGCGATCGCCCAGGGTCTGGTCGAGCATGATCCAGCGGCGATCGTCGGCAAGGCGCTGATGCCGCCGGCACCACCGCAGCATCATGCCGCGCTCCTCGACGTCGATGACGCGCGCGAGCTGCTCGCGGCGGCCGAGCTGGTCGACGCGGCGCCTGTGATCAAGCGGGCGTCACGCTTCCTGGCCCTCACGGCCGTGCGCCTCGCGGCGGTCCGCGGCGCGTGCTGGTCCGAGATCGAGGACCTCGACGGCCTAGCGCCGCTGTGGCGCGTGCCTGCCGCGCGCATGAAGCTGAAGGCGGCGAAGAAGCTCGATTCGAGCAACGACCACCTGGTACCGCTGTCGCGCCAGGCGGCCGAGCTGCTGCGCGAGATCCGCGACGAACACGTTGCCGGCGCCGGCAACCTGTTCTTCCCGGGTCGCCTCGCCGGCCGGCCGATCGGTGAGGCGGCGATCGGCGACCTCTACGATCGCGCGGGCTTCGCCGGCCGTCACGTGCCGCACGGCTGGCGCGCGACCTTCTCGACGATCCTCAACGAGCGCTTCCCGGACCAGCGAGGCCAGATCGACCGCGCGCTAGCCCACGCCAGCGGCGCCCGGGACAAGGTGGAGGAGGGCATCAACGCGAAGGTGGAGGGCGCGTACAACCGCAGCCAGCAGCTGGCACCGCGGCGCGAGCTCTTCCAGGCCTGGGCAGACGCGCTGGTCGGGTGAGGGTGGGGCAGGGCACCCGACCAACCTGGGGTCCGCCCCAGGTTGCCGAGGGGCTCGCCCCACCCCCGGAGGGTCAAAAGTCGGGGCAGTCGCCCCCCGGACACCGCATGGTGCCGCCGTGCGCACTGCGAGGAGATCCAGACCAAAAAGTTCGTCACCGCGGCACAGGCTCCGCAGGGAGAGGGTTGGCGGAAAAGCCGGCCCTCCAGCGCTTGCGACCTTCGGCCAGCCACGCAGCGGCCATCGCCCTCGCGTGATCGTGGGCAGCCTCGTTATTTTGCGACATGAGCACGCAGTACCGAATTTGCGTGATCGCGGAGGGTCTCAGCCTGCGGCTTGCGGGAGAGTATCCAGCGTCGAAGAAGGGAGCTGCGCGCTCCAAGGCATCGAGGATCGTATCGGTCTCGCCGCGCATCGAAAACTCCAGAAGGTAGAGCGCCGCATGCGCGACGCCGGGGGAGGGGGGCACGCTTCGCGCCGGGTCCCCCTCGACAGCCCGGGGCGGCGCAAGCCGCCACGTTCCGACAGCCTGGTCTTGGCTGTCGGGTGCGTGTGTCGGTCCGTTGCCGCCGTGGGGGACTACAAACTAGCGCCGACCTCGCGTTCAGCGAGGTCGTTCCTCATCATTCTAAAGACCTGTCGTTGGATAGCGGTCGTTTCACGGACTCACGCTTGTGAGCGTGGCGCCAACCCTGGCGAGGACGGCACGGAGCTCCGGATCGTGGACCTCGGCGGCCGTCGGCTCGCCCGGCCTGACTGTCGCTGGGATCGCACCCAGGCGGCGGAGCCGCACCGTCAGAAGCTGCTTGAAGCGCGACCAGGTGCGCTGCGCCATCTTGGTTTGTAGTGGAAACAGGTAGGCGTTGGACGTCTGCTCGCGCTGCGGGGCGAACTCGCCCTTGGCGTCCGTCCGGATGCTTCGCCTCACCCAATCGACGAGGCCGTTCGCCTTCAGCCGCGCGATCCCCTCCTTGGCCGCCGTGAGGCTGACCCCGGCGGTGGCGGCGATCGTCTCGTAAGTCGGGAACAGTTGGCCCGTCGCGAAGTCCAGAAAGTGGACCAGCCCGCGCAGCACGACGATGTCGATTCGCCGGAGCGCGCGGCGCGCTCTAACGATCAGCGCGTCGATCGCCTGCAGCTCCAGCCTCAGCGCCGCGCGTGCGCCTGGCGGCGAGTCGGCGGCCGCTTCGTGGCGCTCCAACTCGCCCGCGATCAGCGGCCGCTTGCCTTCAGCCGCGCGCACTTCGGCAGGCGGGAGCTCGCGCCACTGCTGATGGCGGAGTTCGTCGGCGGCCTGGACGAGCGCGTCGCGGAACGCGAGACCCTGACCGGCCGAGCCGTCGCCGATCGGCTTCCAAGGTTTGGCCTTGGGATCGTCAACGTCGTAGCTTTCGCGGCGCACGTGGGGGTCTGGGCCGCGTTGGCGGCCCGTCAAGTGGGCTGTGAACTGCCGGGTCAGCAGCCGCGCCTGGCGCGCGATCGGTCTGGAGGTATGCGACATCGTGTCGGCTCCCGATGGGAAGTCGATGGGCGCACGAAAGCGCCGGCTGAACTGGCGTGTTCAGCCGCGCGCTTTGCGTGGTGGCGATGCGCTCCTCGCGGAGCGCCGATGTCGGTGAATGGCCGTTCGACGGCAGTCCGGTGCGGCTCCGGTGTTAGCCGAAGATCGCGATGGAAAACTGCGGCTTTCGCCCCCGGCCTAGCTGGCTAAAACGTCACGAAAACCGCGGAAAACCGCGCTGTCCGTTTCGTTCGTAATGCGGGGGTCACAGGTTCGAGTCCTGTAAGCGGCACCACACTCGTGACATTGCACCCGATAAAGACTGATAGAGAACAAAAGCGGGCACCTCAGCGAGGTGCCGAGCACGATGGCAGCCGAAACTGCGGCTTGCCTTGTCGAAGGATGTTGCTGAAAAAGTGTTCTTGCCACGTAGTGGCGGGGCAGCATGATCACCGGCTTTAGCACCGCCGCCTCCGCCAAGAGCCTCGCGTGAAGGATGGCGACAGGAAGCTGCGCAACGCCCCCGGGAGTTCTGCGGTGAGGGGGAGTACATGACCAAGCTGGCCGGGATCGCTCAACCTGCAGGCCCAGGACGCCTGGCCCGTCCTGCCGCGGGCCGAAACATCGCGGGCGCCTGTCAGCCGGGCAAGGGTCCGAAATGACGTCCCATGCGCTCCATCCACCCCGCGGACTCCGCCACCGTTGCGGACGGCGCGGGCGCCTGGACGAAGAGGTCGCGCGCCTCCGGATAGAGGCGCACCAGCAGTTCGGCACCGCAATCGGTCAGTAACGCCTCGATGCGGGACACCACGCGATCGGACGCGTCTTCCTTTCCGCTGTCCCAGATCGCGCGCAGCTGCCCGCGCCGTCTGCCCGCCACCTCCGCCACCGCGGCCTGCCAGAATGCCGGATGTTCGCCCTGGGCGAAGTCCCCGCGCCCGCGCCCGAAGTGCGCGACCGCCAGATAGCGCAACAGCGCCGACTGGATGAGCTGCGCGAAGAACTCCTCCGACCACCGCACCGCCGCGCCCTCCTCGCCGCGGGCCATGTTGTAGCCACGCGCGAGTCCGCCGGCACCGATCGCCCCCAGCAGCCCGCCGACGATCATGCCGCCGCCGAGCGTCAGGCCGCCCGCGGCTAGGTCGGCCGCCAGCCCGCCGACTGCCCCCGACATCAGGCCGCCGAGCATCGCCGAATAGCCCTCCTTGGCCGGTGCCGAGCTGGCGTAGTCGTCGCGCAGACGCTGCAGCACCTCGCGCACCGCATTGCCGGTCAGACCGTGCACGTCGATCAGCTGCTCGGTCGACGACCGCGTTCCGGCTTCCAGGCGGTTGGCGAGGCTCGCCATGGCGCGCCGCGCCTCCGCCGGCGCCTCCTGGCGCAGGCCGCCCAGCGCGTCGCCGACCTTGTCGCGCCAGTTGCGGTCGGAAACCGGCTCGCGGTCGGCAACCGCGGCGGCGAGCGGCGTGGCGAGAATGTGCATCGCCGCGTGGAAGCGCGCGAGGTTCCTCTCGCGCCACGCCAGCGTCAGCCGATCGAGCGTGGCCTGCTTCTCCGGCGGCAGCAGCGGGCCGACGGTGTCGAGGAGCGTCGCCTCCTGCACCCAGCAGCGTGCGAAGGCGTCGAGCGGCAGGGCGCCGGCGACCACGCCGCTCGACGCGAGATGGGTCCGCCAGCGCTCGACCTCTTCGTTCGCGTCGGCGCGCGGTGGCCCCATCTGGTTGAGCAGCAGGATCACCGGCTTCCCGATCCAGGCAAGAAGCTCCATCTCCAGCGGTACGTACGCCGCGCCGGCGGGGTCCTCCGCTGCGTTGACCAGGTATAGGACGACATCGGCGTGGTCGCGTGCGTTGCGCACCGCCTGCTGACTCGACCAGAGCGGTCGCTCGCGGAACCGGTCCCACACCTGGGTGAGCAGCCAGCCGATGGGATTGCCCGAGATCCTGAGCCGCTTCAGCAGCCGCCCGGTATCGCCGAACCCCGGCGTGTCCCACAGCATCAGCGTATCGGCACCGGACTGCACCAGGACGTAGCCGGTCGCCTGATCGGTGACGTGCGCGGCGTCGCGCACCTCGCCGACATCCTGCCCGAGCAGCGTGCGAACCAGCGTCGTCTTGCCGGCGTTGGTGTGCGACACCAGGCTGAGGTTGACCGTGGCGGTGTAGGGGTTGTCGCTCATGCGCCGGCTCCCGCGAGCACCGGGCCACGCAGCAGCGCCGCCTCCAGTCGGCGCGACTGCTCGGGCGACTCCCCGGCGCCGAGGTGAACCGCGATCGGCCTGACGGCCATCGGCGCCATCATCCTCTCCCAGGCCGTGCGGCGCGTCTCGATGCGGCCGTCGGCCCCAGCCTGCCCACCGAGACGCGCGCGATATGCGGTCTCGTCCAGCAACGCGGCGAGCGCCGTGCCGCTTCGTTGCGCGTCCATGAGACGCCTGATGCCGGCCAGGAGTTCGCCGTGGTTCTCCGCCTCGGGCGTGGCGGCCAGGTTGAACAGCGCCACGAGATAGTCGTCGTCCTCCCGCAGTCGCAGCCCGGCCAGCCATTCCTCTTCGCCGGCATACGCGATCGCGGGCTCCGTCTCGATCACGGTGTCGTCCCCGAAGGTGCCTCTCAGCAGGCGCTCGAGCACTCGCCGGTGCGCATCGGGGAAGGCGAATCCGTAGGGGACTATCCTCACCCTGGTCCCGCCACCCCGGCCGTCACGCAAGACGCGCCGCACGTAGAAGTCCTCCCGACCCGGCACCTTGAAGAAGCGGCGCAGCCGTGCGGCCGACAGCGCGCTCCACGCGGCGAGCGCGAGCCGCGGAAGGACGACGAACAGCATGGCGGTGGTCGCATAGAGGTGGATCCAGGGTCCGGCGTTCTCGCCATTGGCGGGCATGCCCCAGCGGAGCGCAGCCAGCAGCTCCACGCCGGGCAGCGCGATCCCGGTCAGCATGCTCGCCGGCGCCAGCACCCAGCCCAGCAGGCGCTGCAGCGTTGCGGCACCGATGAACGTGCTTTCCCAGCCAGCGCGGTATTCGACGCCGAGCGCACGCAGGTACATGCCCGCGACGACGCCGATCGCCAGCGCCGCGGCCGAGAGGTGGAGCAGGCGCGCTGCGCGCGCGTAGGTCAGCGCGCCGGCATGGCTCGCCCAATCGCGCGCGAACCGGGCGATGGCGCGACCGACCGGATGGTGCGGGTCCTGATCACGGCGCGCTATGCCGCTCGCCCAGCTAACAGCCCGCGCGGTCCACGGCGCCTTGTCATGCGGATCGCGGCGACGGAACGGTGCGCCTGCGGCATGCGCCGCGATCAGCAGGTAGACGGCGAGGTTCCAGAGGAGGATGCCGAACAGCGGGAAGGCGATGATATTCAACCGCTGCCCGCCAGCGAGCTCGTTGGTGGCGACGCCAAGCGCGACCGCGGCGAGGGGAAGTGCCCAGTCGAGCCAGCCCGGCCAACGCGTTGCCCGCGCCGCACGTCCGATCGCCGGATGCCGCGCCGTGAGGCGCGACAGGGCGAACGCCGCGCGGCTTGAGAGGAAGCGCTGATCCGCCCGCCGCCCGCTCGCGTTGCCCGGTTCCGCCGACAACGCCGATGCCGTGGCCGCCTGACGGTCGTCCCGCGTCAGCAGTGCCTGGGCGGCGTCCTCCGTCTCGACGGCCCGGATCAGCAGCAGGGTTCGGGCGTCGTCCTCGTTCATGTCGCAGCGGTTACCATGTATGCGTCGATTGGCGCGAAGTTCAGTTCTCCCGTCGGGTTACCGTATGGAGGCGTAGAGCGCCCGACGTGGATGGGTAACGTATGACCACAGGCCGAGTGCCTGCACTGGTCGTCGAGGTCGACACGGACAAGCTCCAGGACCGCGTTCAGGAAGGCGCGCGGCGGTGGGCTGCAGCCTGCACACGATTGTCGAGTATGGAGCGCTCTCCAGCGGGTTGCCGGGCAGCACGATCCGGATCCGGGACTTGGCAGCATGAGCAGGGTCGGGGCGCCGGCTGTTTGGTTCGCGCGGCCTCGGCGCGCCGTTCCTTGCGGTTCATGCGATCGCCCGCCGCTGCCGCGTTGCGCCCCCGGGGCGCGGCAACGCGCGCGGTCCTGCCCACGGGTTCACTTGCCAATCTCGCGCCAGCTCTTCTCGCTGACCTCGACACCGAACTTCTTCGCGGCCGCCACGATCCGCTTCCATGCGTCATCGCGCTCTTCGTCCGACACGTTCTTCACCTGGTTGAACCGGGAGATCGCGTTGCGGACATGGCTAGCATTCTCGATCGGTTCCTTCCGTTGCTTCGGGAATGCGAACGACCCTTTGCCGAGTTCATCGCGGTCCTCCGTGCTGAGCTTCGTCATCGTCGCCTCCATCTGCCTGCCGTCCAACGTTTCCAGAGGTCGGATGGTTCAGGGTAGCCACGAGGCGATCAAGCGACGGCGCTTGGCTCGGCAGGATGTGCCGACATGCGTCGTCCGGAGCGACCACCGCGCCTCGTCGATCTCGGGTATCGGCGCCAGCTCCACCGCGGGCTCTACGGCCTCGCGCAGGATACGCGCTTCGGCGGCGGCGAACGGCAAAAGGGGGGTGTCGCCGAGGCCCTTAGCGTCCCATACCCCACTAGGGTCGAGGCGACGATCGCCGAAGTGGCGGAAATGGCCGAATGCGCGCGATCGGCGTGCTCGGCTACGCTGGCCGAAGTCGGCCGGACGTTGGTCATCACGGCCGCGGGGATCGCCTCCGCTCCTGGGGATGGCCTGTCTCCGACCGCGCTATCGACGACGACACGTTCGTCATGCATGTCGAAGCCAGCCATGCGCACCGTTTGGAAAGCTGGTTCGCGGACGCTGCGATTGAACTTCGTATCGAGGATAGTGCCCGGTGTTGCCCCGATTCATCCTGACGATCCGCTGTCCTGA